CGTTGTGGCTCACCCGCAACCGCAAAGCCATGCGCGGCTCAGCCATCGAGTCATTCAGGAAAGAGATCTTGCTTGGAAAAGCGGCAACCTGGAAGGTGTGATCATGGGCGGGCGCATTTACGGATCGTTGTACGAGCGGTTGGTGGCCAACACAAAGGTGGACGAGGACGGCTGTTGGATCTGGCAAGGCGTGATCGCCAAGGACAACGGCTACCCGCGCCTAGCGATGCGGGTTCCAAACAAGCCGCACCCCGTCCTGGTTGCTGCGCATCGCAAGATGCTGGAGATCACGACGGGATGGCTCTTCCCGTTCGACGAGGCGGGCCACTCTTGCTACAAGATGGCGTGCATCAGGCCGGATTGCTTGAGCATCGAAACGCGCGCAGAGAATATGGCCAACATCCGTGGTTGGAAAAATCACGTCAGCGAAGGCTGCTGGACCCCTGTGCTTTTCCCGACGCCTGAGCGCTTGTTGCAAGAGGCTGCTGACGACGCATGGGACGAGATCGGCACAACGCTGCATCCAACTGGCGCGCCTTGCCCGTTCTGATCATGGGCTTTCTAGACTACGTTGTCGGAAGAATTGCGGAGACGCGCAACAAGGTTCGTGCTGAAGTGTTGACAGGACGTGTTCCGCATTGGATAAAAAGAAGCAAGCGCGCCAAGTATATTTCAGCGATAATTATTTCCACGCCTCCGTGGGTTGACCGCGATGCGTTAAAACTTATTCAATACAACTGCCGATGCATTTCAGAGATGACAGGGGTTCCGCATGAAGTCAATCATTGCGTCCCGTTGCATCACCCGCTCGTTTGCGGCCTGACGGTGCCTTGGAATTTGGAGATCATCACCGCAAAGCGTAACAACGCACTGAGCAACCACTGGAACAACGATCGTCAACCCGACCTCCCGCATTTTTAAACCAACGAAAGAAACCATGGACCACAACATTCAACCAAAACTCTCCTTCAAGATCGAACAAGTCGCGCTCTGCCCGGCGGACCCCGACAAAGCCATTGCGCTGCTCACCAAGATGGGTCTCGGCGAATGGGCGCGCGACCACGTGAAGGCGTCTGGCCGGGTCTTCGGGCAAGGCGGCACCAACGAGGCTGATCTCGCCTTCAATTACCAAGGCACGCGCGGCTTCGAAGGCACGCTGGCCGATGGTATGCACGGCGACCTGCGCAACATCAAGCCGCTAGAGCTCGAGGTGTTGCATTACACCGACGGCGACAACTGGATGAAGGGTGACTGTGGGGAAGAGGCGCGCGGCTTCCACCGCCCTTGCTCTGTCAGCCACCTTGGCATGCATTGCGACGCCAAGGAGCTCGCGCGCTGGCGCGGCTTCTTCGCCGCTGAAGGCATACGGGAAGCCCAGTCCGTGCTGACGTTCAGCCACACCAACCCGGTGATCGCCGGCAAGCGCACGTACAACTACGTGATCTACGACACCCGCGAGATCCTGGGTGTGGACGTGAAGTTCATCGTCCGGATGGAAAAATGAAAGCGGTCATCTTCGACACCGAGACGACCGGCCTGGTCAAGCCGGGCCTCGTCGATCTCGACAAGCAGCCGAAGATCATTGAGTTGGGCTTGGTGATCGTCGAAAAGTTGCCACACTCTGGCGAGTGGCGCATCGCCGAAGAGCGGAACTGGCTCATCAACCCTGGCGAGCCGATCACGGCGGAGATCACCAAGATCACCGGCATCAAGGACGAGGACGTTGCAGGCGCTCCGTCCTTCGCGGACCTTTGGCCGGAGTTCGGGCCAATCTTTGGCGAATGTGACATCGTTGTCGCGCACAACTTGCCGTTCGACAAAGCGATGATTGACAACGACGTGAAGCGCACGCCAGAAGGCCCAGCTTGCCCTTGGCCCGCGATCCAGATCTGCACCGTTCAGGAGTTCACGCACGCCTTCGGTCACCGCCCGAAGCTCACTGATCTCTATTTGCGGTACATGAGCAAGCCGTTGGAGCAGACGCACCGCGCGAGCGACGACGCAAAGGCGCTGGCAGAAGTCCTGCTGGCAATCAACTTTTTCGATTCAATCTAGGGGCCAATCATGAGCTTTACATTTTCAGCAAAAGACGGCGAGATCGTCGGCGCAGTTGATCTGCTTGTCGAACGTTGCCATGGCGACGCATTCAAAGCCGGTTGGTGGCAAGATCCAAAAACCAATCAAGGCCACGTTGTCGAGATCCGCTCTAGCAGCCGTTTCGGCAAGGCGCTTGTTGCCGAGAAGCTCTGTCTGATCCACAGCGAGGTCAGCGAGGCGATGGAAGGGCACCGCAAGGGCCTGCAGGACGACAAGTTGCCACACCGTGAAATGTTCGAGGTTGAGTTGGCCGACGCCTTTATCCGGATCTGCGATCTGGCGGGCGCTGCCGGCATCGACCTTGGCGGCGCGGTTGCAGAAAAGTTGCTCTTCAACGCTGTCCGACCTGACCACAAGCTGGAAGCCCGCATGGCTGATGGTGGAAAGACGTACTGATGACCCCTGCTCTTCCACCAGCGACCGGCCCAAATCCAAACAAGGCCAAGTTCTTCGAAGAGGCGGCGGGCGCTTTCGAGCTCATGGCGCTCTGGTATGGCATGTCGGTGGAAGAGCAAACTGAATTTAAAGAGTTGGTGGTCAGCTTCACCGTGAAGCAAATGGAACGCAAACCGAAAGAAAAACAGTGATCCAATTACGTGTCAAAACAGAGTACAGCTTTGGGCAAACCTTCGCCCCCGTCGCGCGGACCGTCGCCCGGCTGAAGGAACTTGGATGCACCGCTGCCGGCATCGTGGACATCGGCAGCACCTGGGGCCATGTGACGTGGTTCGAAGAATGCGAGAAGGCGGGCATCCAGCCGCTGCTCGGCGTCGAGTGCGCTGTGGACGACGATGAGATGAACCTGCACATGTGGTTCCTGGCCAGATCGACCACCGGCCTGAGCGAGCTCTACCGCGCGCTGTCGAAAGCCCACCAGCAGCCCATCTCCACACGCTCCGGCAAGGTTCCGCGCCTGTACAAGTCCGACGTTCTGGCCATGTCCGGCGAGATCCTGAAATTCGCTGGAGATATCACCGATGGCGAGTTCCTGAACGGATGCGGCGCTTTCATAGACACCAACCCCGCCAGCCGGGTGCTGAACGCCAAAAAGCTGGCGCTCGCCAAGCAGCACGGCCTGCGTGTCGTGGCGACCAGCGACAACGCCTTCATTGACGAGGCGGACAAGCAGGTGTTCGAGCTCATCAGCCGGGCGGGCTTGAAGCCGACGCCGCAAAACATTTTGGTAGACCTGCCGGTTGGCGAGCAGGAGCAGGCTGTGGCGCTCGCCTGCAAAGGCTTAGTGTTGCCAAAAGCCCAAATGGTCCGCGCGGAGGGCAACTTGGAAGAGCTTTGCCGCGCCGGGATTGCGCGCCGGAAGATGGAAGACCGCTGGACGCCAGAATACGAAGAGCGCCTTTTGTATGAACTGGAGCTGATCAGATCCAAGGACTTCGAGAGCTACTTTCTGATCGTGGCCGACATGTGCTTGTACGCCAAAAAGCATATGCTGGTCGGCCCCTCGCGCGGCTCTGCTGCCGGGTCGCTGGTTTGCTACTTGGCCAACATCACCGAGATCGATCCGATCCCGCCTAAGCTCTACTTCGAGCGGTTCATCGACGTGACGCGGACCGACCTGCCCGACATCGACCTGGACTTCCCCGACAACAAGCGCGAGATGGTCTTCACGTACATGGCCGAGAAGCATGGCGCGGGCAACACGGCGCACATCGGCACCATCAGCCAGTTTAAGCCCAAGAGCGCGCTGATCGCCGTTTGCAAGGCGCTGAACATCCCGCCTGCTGCAACGGGCGCTGTGAAGATCGCGATGATCGAGCGCTCGTCCGCCGACTCGCGCGCGAACAACTGCCTGGAAGACACGTTCAAGGACACCGATCCCGGCCGGAAATTCATTCAGCAATACCCGCAAGCCGTTGTGGCGCAGACGATTGAAGGGCATGCCAGCCACACCGGCGTCCACGCCGCTGGGCTGTTGGTTTGCAATGACTCGATCACCAACTACTGCGTCGTGGACGACAACGGCATCGCCCACATTGAAAAAGGCGCTGCTGAAAAACTCGGCCTGCTCAAGATCGACGTGTTGGGCCTACGAACCCTTGGCGTGCTGGAAGACTCTGGCGTGCCAATCGATTGGTACAACTTGCCCTTCGACGACCAGAAGACTTACGACGTGTTCAACCAAGGGCGGCTCTGCGGCATCTTCCAGTTTGAAGGCAACGCGCTGCGCGCCATCAGTCGAGACGTGCACTTTGAATCGCTCACCGAGATCGACGCGGTCACGGCACTCGCACGGCCAGGGCCGTTCGGCGGCGGGGTCACGGAAGAGTGGGTGAAGCGCAAGAACGGCAAGCCCTACGAGCCAATTCACCCACTGGTCGAGGCGCACATGGCAGAGACCTACGGCCTGCCGGTTTACCAAGAGCAGACGCTAGCAATCGTGCGAGAGATCGGCAAGTTCGACTGGAAGGAAACTTCCACGATCCGCAAGGCGATGTCCAAGCGTATGGGCAAGGAGTTCTTCGACACCTACTGGGAGAAGTTCAAGAAGGGCGCGATGAGCCAAGGCATCAGCGAAGAGGCCGCGCATGCCACGTGGCAGACGATCAACTCCATGGGCGCTTGGCAGATGAACAAGGCGCACACGTACAGCTATGCGGTGATCAGCTACCTGACCGCATACTTGAAGGCGCACCATCCGCTGGAGTTTGCTGCGGCCAACTTGCGCAACGCCAAGGACGGCGACAGCGCGATCGAGCTCCTGCGCGAGATGGTGAAGGAGGGGTTGGAATACACGCCGTTCGACATCGAGCGCTCCGTCGCCAACTGGGCGGCTGTGGACGGCAAGCTCGTCGGCGGGTTTTTGAACCTGAAGGGGATCGGCGAGAGCAAGGCCGCAAAGCTCATCGAGGCGCGCAATGCCGGCAAGCTGACCGCCAAGCAGCGCGAAGACATCTTGAAGGCTGAGAACGCCTTCGGTGACATTTTCCCTTTCCGCTCGCGCTACGGCAGCATCTACGACAACCCAGGGTCCGTCGGCATCAACGGTGAGGTGATGAAGGTCGAGGAGTTCGACGGCAAGCAGCGCGGCTCCTGCGTCTTCCTTGGCGAGCTGATTTACAAAAATGCCCGCAACGCGAATGAAGAGGTGAAGGTCAAGAAGCGCGGCGGCAAGAAGGAAACCGGCCCGCTGGACTTTGTGGACGTCCGGTTGCGCGACGACACAGGAACGATCGGTGCGCGCATTGGGCGCTTCGACTTCGAGACGATCGGCAAGGAGCTGTTGGAAACCGTTCCCGAGGGAGCGCACTTGCTGGTCCGCGCGCGCTTTGTGAAGGACATCAGGTTCGGATTTATCACTAAGTACAAATGGCTGAACAAGCCAGAGGTTGCGTGATGGGCCTTCTTTACAAGCTGACCTTTTCAAGCGGAAAATCATACATCGGTGTGACCAGCAAAAGCATGGCGACAAGATTGAGAAGCCACAAGGCGATTATTGCGATCGGAAGGCCTTCCGTTCTTTATAATGCCTGGAGAAAATACGGCGACCCTGTTGTTGAAATCCTTGGCGAGTTCAGCGGCAAGGCGCTTTATGCTGCAGAGATTGAAGCGATTGCCCGGCTTGGAACGCTCCACCCTGGCGGATACAACAGCACACCCGGTGGCGAGGAAAGTCCGATGCTCATCCCTGAAATTGCCGCAAAACTCTTAGGGATAAAAAGGTCTGAAGAGACAAAAGCGAAGCTGAGCGCTTCAAAGAAAGGCACGATGACAAGCGAGCATCGCGCGCTGCTGAAGGCAAAGCATGCAAACAACACCTACAGGCTTGGCAAGCCTCATTCAGAAGAGACGAAGCAAAAAATAAGAGCTTCATTGTTGGCCAGGAGCAAGCAATGAGCGAAAAAGTCGAATACAAGTGGCTGAAGGAAAACGTCCTGCGCAGTCCTCACCGCTGCGACCGGGTTGAGAACTTGCTGGGCGAGGGCATGCCAGACGTGAACGCCTGTGTCAAGGGCGGGCGCGAGTTCTGGCTTGAGCTGAAAGCCCCGACGGAACCCAAGCGCGCGACCACAGCGCTGATTGGCGGCTCCAACCACCCGGTCCTGCAGAGCCAGAAGAATTGGTTCCTGTCGCAGCGCAAAGCTGGCGGCATCGCCTTCTTCTGGATCGGGACCGACAAGCGCAGAATGCTGATCCCCGGCCTGTACGCTGACCAGTTGAATGAAATGACCTTAACAGAGTTGCTAGACGCAGCGCTGTGGACGCAACCCAAGGGCTCACCGCTCAAACCAGAGGAAATACTACGATGCTTCAAGAACCAGACGTGAGCCGCTACAAGACCAAGCCCTACAGCCACCAACTCCGATGCCTGGCTGAACACGGTCACAAGCGCGCCTTCCTGCTCAGCGCCGAGATGGGCACAGGCAAGACCTGGATCATCATCAACAACGCTGCCGATCTTTGGGAAGCGGGCGAGATTGACGCGATGATTGTCTTTGCCCCCAATGGCGTGCATACAAACTGGACCCTGATCGAGTTGCCCAAGCACATGCCAGACTGGTGCCGGTGGAAGTCGCACGCCTGGAGTTCCAACAACAGCAAGCGCGAACAGGCTAAGCTCGAGAAGATCTACACGCCTGCTGCCGACGGCGGACGTGAGCTGCGCATCCTGACGATGAACTGGGAAGGGCTGAATCACAAACGCAGCTTCGACGCGCTGGAGCGCTTTGCGTTGGGCGCTGGGCGGTTGCTGATCGTTGGCGACGAGGCTTCTGGCTACATCAAGAATCCGACCTCTGCCCGCTTCAAGGCGTTGCTGAAGCTCAAGTACATGACCAAGTACCGTCGCATCATGGACGGGACGCCGATCACGCAGGGCCCGTTCGATGCCTTTGCGCCTTACAACTTCCTGGACAAAAATATTCTGGAAACCGAGAGCTACTTCGCCTTCAAGACGGAGTACGCAGAAATGATCCCCGACACCGTCAGCACCTATGACGACAATGGTCAGGTTGTTCAGAAGATCAACCCGCTGCTCAAGAGCATCATGGACCGCAGCGGAACCAAGCGCATTCCGCAGGTTGTTCAAAAGGGGCCGGGCGGTCAGCCGCGCTACAAGAACCTCGACAAGCTGCAGCGCATCGTTGCACCTTACACCTTCCGTGTGTTGAAGAAAGACTGCCTGGATCTGCCCGAAAAGATCTACAAGACGGCATGCTTCGAAATGACGCCGCTTCAGACGCAACTCTACAACAAGGCATTGGACGAATGCCGGTTGGTGTACGAGCAAGAGGAAACCCCGATCGCCAAGCTCACCGCCATCACCAAGCTCGCGCAGATCACCAGCGGTTTTTACATCCACCCTGAGCATGAAGAGCCGATTCGCATCGAAGGCGAAAACCCGAAGATGGATCTGCTGCTAGACCGTGTGAAGGCGGTTGTGGCGCAAGGCAGCAAGATCATCGTGTGGGCGCGCTTCCACGCCGAGATCGACGAAATCGTCCGCGTGTTGGAGGCCGAAGGGATCAAGGTCGTGCAGTACCACGGTGGCGTGAAGATGAAGGACCGCGAGGCGGCGAAGATTGCCTTTCAGGGCGGCGAAAGCGGCCAGCGCGCGCCTGATGGTTCAGACCCCGGCAGCGGATGGGCACAGGTCATGGTTGCACAACAACAAGCCGGTGGAACGGGGGTCACGTGGACCGCTGCGGCCTACACGCTATACTTCAGCAACACATTTTCCTTGCGCGAGCGCCTGCAAAGCGAGGACCGCAACCACCGCATTGGCCAGGACCAGAACGTGGTGTACATCGACCTCGTGGCGACGGGCACCGTGGACGAAAAGATCGTCCGCGCGCTTGCCTCCAAGAAGAACATAGCCGATTTGATCAACGGCGACGGGAAAGATCTGCTGCCTTTTTGAGTGTTTCGCAAACTATTTTGCGTTTTTGGCTGAAACCAAGGGTTTTCCCTGTATTGCAATGGTATGGCATGGTCCCATAATTCGTGTACGGTTTGAATGAAACCGGATTCAACTTCAAAGGAAACACCATGACAACAGCAACCGCCTTCCAAGCCCGCAACTCCCGCTTCCAAAAGGGTTCTGGCTGCTACGTTTGCCGCACCTGCGGTCACAACACCCGTGACACCGGTGGCGACGGCGCTGGCGTCCAGGTCTGCGACACCTGCTTCGATCTGGCAGGCGAAGAAAATCACATCAGCGACTGCGGTGGCCAAACCTACGGCAGCCAGGAAGAGGTTCTGTCCATGTTGGCCTTCCTCGACAAGCGCAACGGCACAGGGACCGCCAAGCGTGTTTTCCCCGAAGTCTGTGCTGCGGTTTTCTATCTGTCCTGAAACAAGGGCCTTCGGCCCCAACCAACCTCCCTCAACTTAAAAGGAAACATCATGATCGAATGCCACGCAATTGACCAATCCAACGGCAAAGCAAACATCGCCTACACGGGCGAAACCCCTTGGCATGGCCTGGGCCAAGAGCTGACCTACGGGGCCGACATCGACACCTGGAAGCGCGAAGCTGGCCTTGAATTCGAGGTCCGCCGGGCGCAGGTCGGTTACCAGATTCCGAGCGAAAGCCAGGACGATAGCCCGCAAATGATGTCCATGGGTGACCGCCAGGTCCTCTACCGCGCCGACACCTGCGCGCCGCTGGGCATCGTTTCCAAAGGCTACAAGGTCGTGCAGCCTGGCGAGGTGTTGGAGTTCTTCCGCAACCTGACCGAAAACGGCGGGTTCAATATGGACACAGCAGGCTCTTTGCACGGCGGCAAGCGGGTGTGGGCGCTGGCCAAGATGAACGAGGGCTTCGACGTGATCGGCCATGACCGGGTGTTGCCATACCTGCTGCTGGCGACGAGTTTCGATGGCGGGCTGGCAACCACGGCAAAGTTCACCGCGATCCGGGTTGTCTGCCACAACACAATCTCGGTAGCATTGAATTCCAAAACAGATCGCACCGTGAAGATCGCCCACCACTCGACCTTCGACGCGCTGGAAGTTCAGAAGCGCCTTGGCCTGATCAAGTCGGCCTGGGAGACCTTTATTGCCCAGACCAAAATGCTGGCCAACGCTGAGGTTGTCGACAAGCACGCTGCAGCCCTAACGGCTGAGCTGATTGCGCCCACCCTTGGCCCGAAAAAGGACGGCTCTCGCCAAGACTCTGAGGGTGTGGAAGCTTCCAAGGCTTACCGCCGGATCATCCAGCTGTTCGAAGGTGCTGCGATCGGCTCCGATCTGACCGAAGGTCGCAGCGCCTGGCAGTGGCTGAACAGCGTCACCCAGTACGTCGACCACGAGCGCGGGCGCGCAGCGGACAGCCGGATGAACGGCGCATGGTTCGGGAACGGCGACGCGCTGAAGAGCCGGGCGCTGGAGCTGGCGCTCGAGATCTAAACAACCGGAGGGGCTTCGGCCCTTCTTCCTCAACTTATATTGGAGAGCGAAATGAACTTTGAATTGTTGTTTTTCATTTCAGTCATATTCTTGGTCCTTGCCGTCCACACAATTGTTGGTCGCAACAAAAGGGGAGACAAATGATCATGCACGCAGACGACGAGCGCAAGCCGAAAAGTATCGGCGACAGCTATAGGTTGAGCCCCGGCGCAGCCAGCCCAATTGAACACTTCCGCGGACGCAGGCGGCTACGGAGAAAGTCCTGGTTGCGGATCGTTGGGCCGGTCATGCTTGTGGCATTCATCGGTTCTATCGTGGTTATCCACGAGGAATCCAACGCGATCGGCGTTGCGCTGATCTTGGCGCTTTGCGTAGCGCTGCTGGTCTACGCTATTTGGCGGGACCGTTGATCAGCGCGCGGACGTTGAAGGAGTCTGCCCGGCAGGAGGCATAGGCGACGTTGATGTCGTCGGACTCTTTGGTGAGCTTGTCGAGTAGTCCAGTAAGGTCCGCTGAAAGTAACCCACCGGCTTCGGCAGGGTTGCTTCCACTTCCGCCGGGACTGGCGGCAACTTGACCACCGGGGTCCTGACCACCACTCCGACATCCCGTGGCGTTTGGGTCCCGCATGCGGCCACCGCTGACAGCGCGAGCAGCGCGCAACTTGCCTTCGAGGTCTGCCACAATTTCTTTGTTTGCATTGTCTGTCCTTTCCTGCGCTGCCAGCGCGCCATTCAATTTTTCTTGAGCCGCATCCCGTTCGTCACGGGCGATCGACAGCTCTCTGGAGGCCTTGAGCTTCAGCTCCTTGACTTCCATCTGCCAGCGATCATTTTCTATGGCCGTAGCGCGTCGATCGATGCGGTAGCCTGCGTAGCCTAGCCCGGCCATCACGGCTGTGGCCAGGATGACGCCGATCAGAACCTTATTGGTTGTGCTGATCATATTCCTGCCTCTTTAAGTTTGGCCTTCAGCGCCACAACGTGCTCCAGCCCGAAGTCTCCTCCTTGCACGGCCTTGCGGACAAGACGAGTATTTCCAAGGATCTTGTCTGGGATCCGGCCCTCCCACCATCCGATGCAGGCTTCAAGAGCGAAGTGCTTTTGTTCCAACAGCTGCGGCAAACCAACAAAGTCTTGGCCCATCAGCTCAGACATGAACTTGTAGTTGTCTTTGCCTGTGATTCCGATCGGAGAACGAGCGATGTAGAGCGCGCCGTCGCCAGGCTGGTCGTTGCCCATGCGCCCGCCATACAAAAACTCAGCGATTGCGTCTGGCCCGCCATCGACCAGCGTGTCTGCGATCTCTGCAGCCTTGCGCCAACGAGATCCAGGGTTGGATTTTGCTCCAAGCTCGCGAATGCGCTTTGCGCTGTAGTTCATGTTCTCCTTCATCGACTCCAGCATGTTGGACTCATGCAGGATCTGCGGCAAAAAGTCGGACAAGTCTGCCTCGTCCTTGCTGAATGAGTCTTCGTCGATCGTGGCGCTGAAAACAGGAGCCCAATCATGCGCCGTTGATCTTTTAACGCCTGCAGCAAACAGCAAGCGCTCCCACTCTTGTTCAGTTCTGCGCATCACAATACTTCACCTTTGAAATTCGGCAGGCTCTGACAGAACGTCGTCTGGAGGACCGTTGCGCCAGTTGTGCATGCCGGCAAGCATCAAGCCTGAAATTACAACTGAAGCGATGATGTCTGGCCAACCTGCGTAGGTTCCCCATATGAAGTATTGAAATCCACAAAGTGGAGCAGCAACAAACACCAAAACGTAAACAATCTGAACGCGCAGCATCACAAGGTTGTGAATGACAGCCAGGCGGCAAATGGCAGCCCAGCCCCAGAACAAACACAGCAATAGATTTACGAAGTTCAGGATCAAGATCTTTTCCATTGATCATTCCTTTTTGTCAGCAATGAGCAGCAACTTGAGCAGCCATCGCTTCAACAGGCCAGCAAGCCAAACTCCGACATTCGGCCAGCTTTCCCCGACAGCTCCTATCAACAAAGCGATTGGAGCCAACATCCACTGTGCCGTGTTCTCTCCTGTGTACCTTTGCAGGTACACGGCGAATGGCATAGTGAAAATCAACGCGGTGCCGAGCATCAGCATCACGAACATGAACGCGCCCTTCCTGTCGGAGGACGCTCGACGTTTCAGCCCCCATGCCGCCCCAACCAGCGCGCCAAAGAGCATCAGCAAGTAAGGAGCAAGAACGGCAGCCATCTCCGGGTTGAATATGGCCCCGAGCACAGCAGCAAAGAATATTACCAGGCTTGGGTGATCGTTCATTTGTATTTTCTTTCGAACGAGGCCTATTGATTTTTGTTCACTGGAGAATCTCGACATTCTCGCCGTTGTTTGAAACGATCTTATTCGTACAACCTGGAAAAGCGTTCGGCCCGATGTATCCGAATGTTGGCGATGAAAACGCCGCGCCGTTGATATATTTGCGAACGGTGTTGAAGTTCAAATCAACCACGCTGTTTCCGCCAACCCAGATGCCCCAGCTTCCGGCCAGAAGAACATCGTTCAGAACTGCATTCTGAAGCACGATGCCGCCTCGCCCTTTATCAGTCACGGAAATGCCTACGCTTTCGCCACTACCCATGCCTTGCACTTGACGCACCAGGTTGCGCTGCACGACTGGTTGTCCGTTTCCGTCTGCAACCATCCCTGCAACTTCGATCCCCATGCAGTAGGCGTTCGGCGTCCACGTCGCCCCAGTAACACAAAGGACTTCGCAGTCTTCAACTTTTGCGTAATCGCCTTCGATTTTTATGCCACGAAATTTAGAGTCGCGCACAAGCAGCCCCTTCACCGTTGCCATTTGGCAATTTTCCAGGCGCGCGCCGTAGGTGAATCCGCGAACAACGCCAGAGCCAATGATCTTCAGCAGATTGCAGCCGTTCGCTTCAATCCCAGAAGACGTGCCATTTGCTGGAATGGCTCCCTCGATCCGGCCGCGAATTTCCAGCGTGACGTTGTGCACGCCGGGGTTGACGTAAACCGCCGCATCAGACGGGTGTGTCTGCGTTATGTCTCTGTCGATGATGTAGTGACCAGCAGAGTCGATCACTGCGCGACTGTATCCGATGTAATTTATTCCCATATATTCCTTGTGGTTACTTGAGGTTTATCATCCGCGAAGCAAAACGGAATTCACGCAGCGGTCGCCAGGGCTAGCGGTTCCATAGAAGGTCGAAACGAAGGTCGCAGAATTTGCACCGAAAAGCGTGCTGTAATGATATCCTTCGTTAAGCGCCTCCACAGAAGAAATGCAAATGTTTCCGATTGCCTGAAATGTCGATGAGCAGCTGAAGCCGGTAAATCCATCAGCACCCGTGGCATCTACAGCAATCTTTGCAAGCGTGTTGTTGAAGCCAGCAGCCGAACCTTGAGCCGCGCCTGTGATTGAAATGGAGGTTGCTTCGTCTGACCAACAAACAAACTCTGCCCTTATTTCTGAATTGATCTCTGCAAACGTACCGCTAGAAATTGTGCGGTTTGCCGTGAAGAAAGAGCGCCCTGTGATGTTGCGCCGATTGAAATAGGATACGACAAACCGCTGCGCATCCGTGTCGGCGAAGGTCGCGGCCGTCTTGCAGTAGGCCATGCCAACAAGCGTGCGCGTGGCATCGCCAGTCTTGATTTCAACACCGGTTGTTGCGTCCTTGCTGTGGCCGGTGGCGCTGGCCTCCAGGCTCGTAACCGCGCCAGCGGTGGCAACAGCGTAAATGTAGTAGAGCGTCGTCGCTGACAGGCCAGTGGGGGCGAGTGAAACGCCAGCATTCGGCACGGTGCAGCTAACGCCATTCACAATAAGCCGATTGCCATTTTTTGGTGTAAGCACCAAGTTGGCCCCGACCTTGTCAAGTCGACACTGACCGTGACCATTCGCCTGTGTCGTAACGCCAGTTGCTGGGTTGAGCAAAACAAACTTGTCTAGGCTCAGGTCATACTGCAGCATCAGCCAGTGGTTTGCTCCAGCGATGTCTCCTGCGGCCAAGGCTGCGTTGCTACCCTTGACGATCGCTTTTGCTGCTATTGCGTCGACAGCCAAGGTTGCAGCAGCCGTGTTGGCTGCTGTGGCTTCAACGATCAGGGTCTGGCCATTCACCAGAGCCGTGATATTAGGTGTGAAGTCAGCTGTCAAGGCGTCTGGTGTGCCTGCTGCAACCGCCTTCCCCCAAGAGCTTCCAAGCAAGCTGTCAACGAACATCTGATAAATTTGAGCTGGCGTGAGCGTGTCGACAACATCGGTCGCCTGCCCCGCTGCTATGAAAGCAGCGACAGCAGAAGCGATCAGGCTCGACTGGCGCAACGCCTTGTTTTCAAGTTCAGCTTTTGCAATGCCAGGTTGGTGGCCAATAAGGCGTTGTGGGTCTGCTGCGTAAACAGCTTGGCTTTGCACGTTTGCGCCGCCGTCTCCTGCGAATGGTAGAATTTCGTTGATTGCCATTTTCGTTCCTTAAGTAACGGGTACATTTTTTGCCCACGATCCGGTTCCCCAGCCAGCAAGCACTTCACTTTCTATATTCCAGGCGAACGCAGGATTTCCGTCCGTCACAACTGCATAATATTCAACACGCACACCTGCTGGCTTTATTGGTATATAACCGCCAGTGAGAAGAGCCATCGTAACTGCGGAAATTTCTGTGTTGACTATGCCAACAACCATGCTCATGTTTTGGTTGTCCTGAATCAATATCGCAGCGCCATCTCCGAATGCCGTTGTCCAAACTGCATATGCACCAGGGATTGATCCGTCCCAAGCATTTGCGGCTATTTTTGCCTTGATCAAAATTCGGTAACTGTCGTCTGGCAAAGAAACCAAGCCAGAGTCTGGGTCAAACTCTCCTTGCCAAACACCAGAATTCCAGCCCGTTTGGACGGTGTCATTCCAAGTGAAATAAACACCAACAAGCGGCACGGCGACCCGTCGAGAAACACCAACCCAAATGCCGATTATATCCAGCTGGGCACCAACGGCTGTGTCAACGTCGAACTCGCTCCTGAACGTGGTTAGAACGTCCTGCAACTTCGAGAACGCGCCAGCAATCGCTCCAACTGTCGCAATAAATTTTGGTCGTTGCTTGTGCTCGGTCGGGATGAGCGCAATGTATTCTGCTTCGGTTGTCATGTGACGATAATCGTAACGTCGGCCAGCTCAGCAGCGGCAACCTCATTAAAGGCCAAAACAATATTTGTCGTTCCAAACGCGCCAGCATTTTTCTTGATTCTGATCTGCGTTATGTCGAATGTTGCGCCAGCTTCCAGAGCCGGAAGATTTGCCGGAACATACAGTTTGGTTATCAAAACATCAGCCCCGATCTTCAACGCATTGATGTGGTCGACAACCGCTTGCTTGATCAACGTCTCAAATCCGGTCGTGAACCCTGTCAGCGCTTCGATCGTCACCTCAACGCCGATGGTCGCTTCTGTCGGGCGGAAAAAATTGATGACGTTGATCAATCCGTACTTGTCTACCGTTGTCACAGGCGTGGTGCCGTAAGTCTTCGTTCCAGGCGTTTTCTTCAATGCGATTGCGTCGCCAATTTCTTGCGCGTCGCCGCCCTCAACAACGATCGCGATGCTGTGAGCCGGTAGCCCGTCAGCATCTGGAACATCGTCGTCGTTCTCATAACCCTTGAAGCGCGTGACACCCTCCAGAGACGCAACAGCTCCGACAATTCCTTCCAACACAGACAGCGACGGTAGTGATGTCGAAACTTCTTGGCGTTGACGCAACTGCGCATCCGTTTCTACAGGCTCACCTTCCGTCGCGGCCAGAACGTTGTTCACAGTTTGCCAGCCGAGCGTCGGAGTTGCTATCTTGTTGATCGAATCTGGAGCTGCAGAAATGGCTCCAATGTCCACAGCCGTCGCTGTTACAACAATTTCACCCGCCAAAGGAATTACGACTGAAGCTGGAAGCGCCCACTTCTGCCCAAGAACGTCCTCTGCCACGCCGCCGAGGATCTCGGTTCCGGCTTGCCCGACTATCGTTAGGTCAGCTGTGGAAAAAGTTGGAACGCGGCGACGGATGCCGTTGATCTTAACGTTGCGAGACAGCGAGTCACGCAACGATGTCAACGGGGAAAAGCTGTTGTAAGTGGAAGCCGCAAGCGCCAATGTCTCATAAATCGCCAAAGACACAACAGCGAGCCACTCACCGTCTTGAGAGTCTGCCTCAAGGTAGATGTCTTCTCCATAAATCAACCTGTACTCATCCTGGACGGCAGCCAACACTGTTGGGTAGTCGGCAAAATGAAAGCCCGTTTCGTCAATGTATGCAAGTTCTGCGATCATTAGAGGATTTCGTTGATTTGCACTTGGCCGTAAATTGTGTCAATTGTCGCCGATACGCTGTACAGACGCAAGTCTCTATTCAAGGATGAGCTGAACGCGACAATTCCAACAACGCCTTGTGTTCCTAGAATCCTTTCTCGCATCACGCCATCAGCGGTTGCTTGGTCGTTCTTGCCAAAAACGCCAGCTTGGTAGGGCGTTCCCTCAGTCGTGTCCAAGAACCACTCCCCTGACCACAGGCGCAAGCGCGTGAGCACTGCTTGCGCAACGGTCTCCGGCGTGTCCTTGTGGAAGTCCAGATTACCATTGCCGAAGCTATAATCCTCGTTTGCGTCCAACTTGCGGTATTTCATGTTACAGCTCCAGAGTTTCCGACACCAGGCTGCACGCCGGAGTGTGTGTGGGAGTCGCTGATGTTCTTTCCATTGCTCAACAATGTTCCAATGAAGTTGATGTTTGCCTCAACGTTCGCGGTCACCCCTCCTCCGCCGCCGAGAGACACATTTCCTGTTTGCGTCAGGTTGCCTGTCTGAACAACGTCGCCAGTTTGCTCCGTGTCACCCTCATGGACAATGTTGCCTTTGATGAAAATTGTGTCGTTTGTGAGCTTGATGTAGGTGGTGCGAGCCTCGTTGCGCAGTTCGATCCCGTCCGTCTGCACGGCATTGAGTTTTTTTGGCTGGCTAGTTGGCGCGAGCACGGCGAACCCGTCGCTCAGGGAGTGCATGCGTGCTTCCACAGGAGCTCCAATGCCGCCGCTCTGCCACCAACTGTCGATTGCCCTGCTGCTGAAAACCACCAACACTTCGTCGCCCGGCGAGAGCGGGACCGTGAGCGCGAACCCGCCCGCGCGAGGGAAGCAAATCGGCACATCACCGAGCAGCGGCAGTTGAACGCTGGTGGCGTTGTTGTTTTCGTCCATGATCACGCCACGGATAGAAGGCTGTACCACGCAGGTTTGCTTTTCCAGGTCCGCGCTGACGACGATTCCTGGCAGAGCCGTCCACATCTTCGCCTGCAGGCCTTCCAGCATCTGCAAAGAGGCTTCTTCTTGGTCGTCTAAATTTTCAGCGCGGATCATTTTTTGACTTTCTTGCTCGCGGGTGCGCTGGCGTCCACGTCCAGGCAGACCATCTTTGCATACCACTCTTGGCCGCGTGTGTCGCCAACGTATTCAATCTTCAAAAGCCTGTACTGTCCGTCAGCGGCAATCGTTGCAGGCTCTTTGTCCTTCTTTTCTGCCTTGTCGAGCGACTTGAGCTTGATTGAAGCAACGTCTTTTTCGTTGATGATCACGCGTCCGCCGATCTTTAGCAACGGGTTGAGGAGCGCCTCGGCCTTTATCCCGTCAACGGTTTGTTCCGGCGTGCCTGTCAGCCCAGTCTTGCTGTTCAAAACAACTGCCTGTCCGGGCAGCAGGCCTGTGAGCGGCAAGAATTGCATCTTTCCGTCCTGAATGCTCCACGTTGTGTCGGTGGATTGCGCGCTGGACCTGAGCACGTCGCGTTTCATTCCATACAACACTTTGGCGCGAGGCAATCTTTCCCCGCCAAGGTCCGGCACGTAGCCCGGAGAGCCAATCATTGCAGCGTTGACGATTTCATTTTGGCTAGATCCGGCGGCCAACGTCTTGTTGATCGTCCCGTAGACGTAACCAACATCGCCGTCACCAGCGGAGATCTCCACAAAGGTGTCCGTGCCGTTTTCCTTCCCGGTTCGAATGTTCTTGATGTTGCCACGAAAGATGACGCCGTAGTTTTCTTCATATCCAGCCTGCAAGATGATGTCGACAAACTCTTTCTTGATTCGCGCGATTGTGTCTGGCGCAACGCCGTATACCGTCACACGGGCTGTGTTGGGCGTTTGCGCGTCCTCTTTTTTTACGTAAAACTTTATGCGCAACTTGGACAAGTCCAGCCCTTCGCCTGCCGAGTCAGCAAGGAAAAGATCGCAGCGACGAATGAATTGGTTCATTCTTCTGTCACCAACCAAACGTTAGACTCTGTTCCAAGATTTTCCAGAGTCGGTTCTGCGCTTTCTTCTCCGTCTGTGTACACGATCAACGCGCCTGGCATCCCAAGATATTCATGCTGCCCAAAAAGATCAGCGCCCGTCACCAACGGCAAGTTCATGATCAGCGGTTGCTCGTCAGCATCATACACATCGATGAACCAACCGCCCTCGTTCATAGGGTTCCAGCGATTGACAAGGTGGTACAATGTCCCGTTGAGCTCGATCGAAAAACGCTGCGGGATGTTGGAAAATGGAATTTGGAAAAGAGCCATCAGCGCCTCGCAGATGCAAGAATAGATTGTTGACGCTTGGGCTTGTTCTCAACAGCCTTGGCGGACTTGGAACCAGCATTTTGCGTGCCACTTGTTCGAGCCGGTTGAGCCTGTTTCGCGCGCGGGGGGACGGATGTGACCTCGACCTGAACAATCAGGACTTCTTCCAGCGAGAAATTGACCGATAAAATATTTTCGGTTTCAGCATCTGTGGTCGAAGACAAGCTCTTCATAAGCATGTTTTTGTAGATGCGCTTGCCTGTCACAACATCGAACAAAATCCGAGACGACTGAAGCTCCAACAACTTCTTGTAGGTCTCGGTCAGAGGCAATTCATCGTCGGTGAAAAGCGCCTTGATCTTTACATCAGCGGCCTTTATATATGCGTGGTCCGAGATCTGTGCGCCGTCCTGAACAGGGTGCTTGGTGATTTCCAACTCATCTGTTGCTGCTTCTTCCACGACGCACATAGCTGTGAAGGAGGAGATTCGCCGTTGAGGCCGCACGACGACTGGCGCTGGGGTCTGCGTAAACATCAGCGGGTCCTTGTTGAGAGGTTGCGGGTCATGTCGGCATTGACGCGGTCCTGCTGCCCGGCCACCGCGCGCCCGGTTGCTGCAGGATCTGTTGAACCTTGAACAATGATGTCGGTCTTCTGCGTGACGTTTTGGCTGCTTCCGCCAAGCGACGCTGCTGCGCTCGGTGAAGGCGTGAGCAATGATGCGTCACTGGTTGCGGCGCTGCTGAACACGCTCTTCAAGTTGCCGACAGAAGCCAGAAAGCCCATCGCGCGGCTGATTGTTTCAATCACGCCCATGACGACTTCCTTGATGGCGAACCACGCCCCTGCGAAGTCGCCGTGTAGGAGCTTGACGATGAAGTCAACGTAGGCAAAAATGGTGGTGAAGAGCGCTGTGAAAAGATCCTTCAGCTCGTAAATCGCATTCATCGCCAGGTCAATCCCGGGCTTCCACTTGTCCCAGTTGATCAACGACTCTCCGCCTTGTGTCCAAACATAAAAGTCTTCGATCAGCAGCGCGACAGCAGCCGCGAGAGCGAGTACCTGTCCGATCGGAGTGAGCAGAAAAGCCATGTTGAACGCGCGCCAAGCAAGAATTGCCAAACCGATCTTGAGCAGCCAGCCGTCCATCGCTTCATTGACCTTGCCTAGAATTTCGATAACGCCGTAAATAACGTTGAAAATTCGCGCGCCTGCGGTGGTGAAAATCTTTGCAACGTACAACACCTCTTCGACCACGCGCGTGATTACGGCAATGATCTTTGGCATGTTGTCTACGATCATTCTGCGCAGAGACTCCGTGCTCTTGCTAAGTCGACCGAACAATTGCGAAGCGACCGTCTTGCCGATCAGGCCCATGGCCGTTTGCAGCTTGCCTAGTTCATCACGGTAATTGTCGGCGTCCTTCACAGCCTGATTGGCGCTGAATCCGGAGGCCTTGACCATCTCATCGTACTCAGCCGTGAGCTCTGACATGTCCTCCGTCATCATTTTTATGAGGGTTGGGTCTAGGCCCAAACGGCTCAGAATTGCCTGCTGCTGGCCAAGGGCCATGCCCTTGATCTTCTCGCGGATCTCACCCATAAGCACGGCGGTGTCTTTGAGTTCGCCGTTGCTATCCTTCACGTCCAGGCCGATCTCTTCAAAGACCTTCTTGGCGCGTCCCATTCCAATGGCAGCCAGGCCTGCGTTGGTGGTCAGCGTCGTTAGGGAGCTGGTGAGCGCGCCCATGTCTGAGCCGGTTTGCTCAGCCTGGTAGCCCATGCGGAAGATGTCCTCTGCAGCGACCTTGGTGCGCTCAGAAACATCGTTGATTTTTTCGAGCTCTTCAGCGTAGCGATTGACGTTGAGGAGTTCTGTTATTGCTCCGGCAACCTGCTTGGCCGCGTCAGCTGCAATTTGTCCAAGCGCCACAACAGCGACGCCAGACTTCATTATGCCTGTGTTGAACTTTCCGAGGCTCTTTTCGTCTACCTGGAAACCAAGGCCGACAAGGAATTCCTTGATCGTTTCTGTGCTCACTTGTTGGCCTCCTGGAACCTGCGTTCATTTTCGTCCTGACAATCGATCGCGTCGTTCATCAGCGCCACATCCGCCAACGTCAACGTGCCGTCAATCAGGCTTTCATACCGGCACCACTGCCTGCCGACTGGTCGGAGGAGCCAACCCTCCCCACCAGGCAGGCCGACCCAATCGACAGGCTTCTTGGTTTCTAGTTCGCGCCGGTTGAAGGTTGGGGAAGCGCGCTGAAAAAATCCCGGAAGTTGTGCTGGCCAGATTGAAAGGCGATCTTGAGCATGTCTGGCATTGAGATGTTTTGGTACATCATCTGGTTGCCGCTGGAAACAGGCGCCCATCCTAAGCCATTCGGTTGCTCTTGCTTGACGACCGACAGCAAGCCATAAAGGATGAAGTCTGCATCCTCGTCTTTCAGCCGTGCGAGAGCCTCCGCAATGCCCGGAAGAACGGAGGCTGTTTCCTTTTCCAGGAACGCGCTCATGTCCTTCATCGCCACACCCGCTGGCAACAACCCGGCGATGATCGGCCCGAGCTTACGGACGATGTGGAACTGCTTCATCGCGTCGAGCTTGTCAGCAGAATACTTTTTTCCACTGACCTCGAATGTGTGTAGATTTGGCTGGCCCATGGATTAGATCTCCGGAGTTCCGACACCCAGAACGGTGCTTGACTCGATGGCCTCGAAGATCCATTCATTCATGCCAGCTTCGATGGCGTAGTTGAGGGTTGGAATGCGCTTGAAAGCGACCTTCTCCAGCAGGATAGCATCCCCGCGCGCGATATCGCGGACAGCGATGGTGTTCTTGCCGTGGGTCGCGCTAGACATGGTCTGGTAATTGGCCATGTTCATCAGCAGAGCATTGGTCGGCGAGGTCTTCAGCAACCGCACGGTCACCGTCCGGGCGTTGTCGGCGCTCAGTGAGTGCACGCCGGAGCCGTCAGCCCCACGAGTCATCGTGCTCTTGTCGTTCACGGGTTCGATTGTGATGCCCTCTTCAGCGACGCCTGCGCCTGCGCCGATGTTGATGGACCCGCCAGGCCCATCGATGGTTGCGACGCAGTCGAGAAAGCTATGTGCGCTCATGGTTTATCGCCTTTCAGGTTTAACGGTTCACGTCGACAATGGCGTCGATTTCGTGGATGGCGCCAGCGAGCTTCAACGCAATTTGCATTGGAGGCGCAACGCGCGTTTCGCGGATGGCTTGGTTCTGCAGAGCCATCGGAGGGGCATAGATGTAGTAGCCCTTGGGCAACGAGTCGCCGCGCTCCAGTTGGCCGAAGCCGTCTGCGTTCCACTGACCGGGCGCGACCAATCCGTTGTTCACAGCTTCTTCACACACGCCAGCGGCTGTGGTCACGATCTGGTTCATGCCAGCGTCGGTTTGCGGGATCTTGGTCTTGCTTTGGTACAGCAAGTTGTACTCTGCGTTTTGCAACGCATCCTTGAACCAGTCCAAGCCATGGATCTCGTCGAAGTAAGCGTCACCAGACATCGTCCCGTACTGGTAGATTGCGGTGTCATTTTCGTACTCTGCGTAAACATTGACACGCTTGTCCTTCAGGGTCAGCGCTTGCGTTTCCGTCAGCAGCTCAGCAACAATGCCGGGCATCTGCTTCCACATCAGCGTGATGGTAGAGCGGTTGGCGTTGAAGTTCACGCTGAACGCGCGCCCGAAGGCAGCTGCGATGGCCTGTGGATTTGGCGAATAGGTCGTCGTCGTGCGACGACGGTTCAGCGCCTTCAACTGCGAACCAAGGTCGTTGGTCACCACGGCGTCCAACACAGACGTGTTGGTAATCGTCAAGCCGTAGATGCGGGAAAGTTCTAGGCCTTCGATCAACTCTGCCACGGCCAGATGCTGTGAGTCGGTGATCGTTGCGGAGAACATCGCTCCATACCATGCGCCGCTGACATTGGAAAGCGCAAGGATCGCGTCCACAGGCTCCTCGGCGTCCGCACCAACAACGGGTGTATTGGCCAGCGCGGAGGTGAGCTTGAGCATCGTGGAAACTGGCTGACCAGACACGTGGTCGCTGGCGTAGCTGACGGAAGAAGCGTTCGTGCCGCCAGCCAGCGTGGCGCCAGAGATGGTGATTGCTGCGCTGACTTCTGCCAGGGTGAATGCGTTGCCAGCGGTTCCGACGTTGTCGTGGGTGACAGTCGTGACAAGCCCAACAGTTGAATAGCTGGCTTGCGCGATGTTGGCATTTGCAGAGGCTGCCAAGAAGGCTTGCAAGTTGGCGGCGGTGATTGCCGACGTTGCGCCGATCAACACCTGATTGCCGACAGGAGCCGCAGCAACAAAGGTCACGACTGTGCCGTTGACAGTCAATGTGTCTGCAGGCGCAGGATTGCCCGTCAGGGTGATCGTGCCTGTGGCCTTCTCGCCCGCGCCCGCGCTGGTGCTTGTGAGCTTGAAGCGCTCACCATCCCAAACTGCAATTGCGGAGCCGGCCAGCTCTGCATTGATCACGGTTGCCACGGCATTCAGGTTCAGCGCGCCGCTGAAGTCCATGCCTGTTAATGTTTGCAAAACGCCGTCCACAGTCACCAGCATTGAGCCGTCTGTGATCAGGTTGAAGGCGTTGACGGCCTGTTCCGCAGCGGTCAAGATGCCGCCCTTGACAAAGCCGGAGGCGTCGGCCTGCAGCCAGCGACCAACCACCAAGAGGCCAGGCCGTGGAGTCTGGCCAAAATACAGAGCAGCAGCCTTGTACTCGTCAGAAGACAGACCAAAGTCCGTTGCCACGGCATCCAGCGTTGTGTAAGAACGAACGCGCTCTGTTCCGTCAATTACAGAGCTGTTGCCGACGACCAGCAGTGTTCCGAAGCCACGCCGCGCCGCTGCGAGTGGTTGGAGGTTGATTGCGACACGAACAAGGCGTCCGACAGGGAGTGGTTGAACCATGATGTTTCCTTCAGGATTGTGTGACCTCGAATGGCAAGGTCAAGGTTTCGGTGATTATCGCGCCAATCGCGCCAGTGAAGCAAAGAATTTCACAAACCTTACCGGTTTCGCGATTGATCGTCAACGTCAAATCGCATCGCTCATACCACCGCTGGTTGTGCAATTCTGGCGCATGCGTCAGCCCGCTCGTGCTCTGAAAGCCCATCGAAGCAATGAGCAGCGGCTCGCGGTTTTGCGAAACCTGCATACCGTCGCGCAGGCGCTCGGCGTAGCCTTCGCAAGCCGGTCCGTAGAAGGAGCAAGCAATTTCCATCGCTTCATGTCGCACGACTTTGGCGGAGAGAGCTTCCGGAGCAACATAAGCGCTTCCGTCCGGCGAGCGGGTCGTTATCCCGAAGGCGCACCAGTCCACGTCAACAGCAGGCATTGGTGGTGGATTCGGCTGCCAACGCGGACGCACCATAGCGCCTGCCAGGCCGGTGACGCCGACGATCAGCCCCTGAAAGAACCTTTTTAGAGCGACGTTGTCTGGCAGTGGCGTGGTTAGATAGCCACCGGTGGCGCTTGTGGTCATTGGCTGACCCCTTCGTAGGTCGCGAGCGCTTGCGTGAAGCCTGCGCCCCAATTGCCCCAATACTGCACAGGCATCAGCGACCAGCGCGCGCCTTTCCACGTAATCATGTCGGCATATCCGCCGGGCGACTCGGCTTGCAATACGGTCTTGGTCCATATCCGGATCATGCGGGTCAGCTTTGCCTCGTCAGGGAGGCGCTCCAGCATGTCGCCGGGTCCGGCTTGGATGATGGCAACGATCGAGGTTGCGACTTCTGTCAGAACATTTTCGCCGAAACTGTTCACAGCGGAGGAGCGCCGGATCAACGTGACCGGGTCCGGGCTAACAAAGTCTGGATCGTCCATGAGCTCGGAAACATCGATCATTTTGGTCGCACCACAAATGTGATTGCATTCATGTACTGGCCAGACTCGATCAGCGCTTTGGTGCCCTTGAAGCCTTTGCGCTTGCGCGCCTTGAGCGTTCCGGGCGAGAGCTCTTGGAAGCCTTCTTGTGAGACGATTTTTTTGCGAACAGACAACGCGGCAATGATGCCAGCGCGCTCCAGTCGAGCTTCCGCCGCGTCCGGCAACTTCATCGCCGCCTTGGCAGAGACCTTCAACACCTTCTCGATGGCTGGCAGCGCATCGCGCACACCAGGCACCAGATGCGGGCGCGCGGGGATGTTGTTCACAGGAGAGCCGTTCTCTGAAATGTAACCGATCTGCGCATTGTTGATCGGCCCAGAACGATTGGCCTTTTCGCCTGGGACGCCGACGTACACACGCTTGCTGGCCAACGCCTCAATGTTGGCCAAAAGATTCTTTGTGTTGTCCTTGGTGATCTTGACGCTCACAACTGCACCGCGCCAGCGCCATATCTCCGCATCATGGCCGAAAGCATCACGCCGTAGCGGGTGCCGGAGTAGGCCATGCCGGTGACGCTGTCCAAGAATTTGTTGTCGTAACTGATTGAAACATCTCCAACACTCTTGGAGGCAACAGCGCCCCCTCCTGTGCCGGGGTTGGACCCTATGGTGTTGAGCCGCGCGGTGGCCAGGTAGTGCGCGGTGAGCAGCTCAACAGCGTAAGGACGCGCCAGACCAAAGCGCGTAGCGCTTATCTCGAGCTCGGCCAACGTCGCCCAGAAGTTCACCAAGTCGTTCGGGTAAGTAACGACGTTGGCGAACTCTGGGAAGTGCAGACGGAAGTCTGCTACAACGAAGGCCACTCACTGCCTACTTTTTGGAGGCGGTCTTGGCAGCGGCCTTTGGAGATTTTGGCTCCTTGGCAGCGGCTGCGTCGGCCTTTTCCTGAGCGACAGCGGCTTCCAAATTTTCCTTGGCGGCCTTTTGCTCTTCGGTCAGCTGAGCGTTGGCGTTGTTGGACTTGCCTGCGGCCTTGACAGCGGACTCGCCAGCAACAGCTTGCGCAGCAGCGACGCGACCGTTGTACTCACCGACCAGCGCGCCACGCTCGACGGGCAGCTTGCTGAGCCACTGCTCTTCCGTCATGCCGGAGGCCTTGAACGCGGCTTGCTCTTCTGGCTGGACCTTGTCGCCAGCGGACTCAGGCGCTTCGCCGTCGCCCAAGATTTCAAGCAACCCGTCCTTGGCCAAGGCCTCGGCATACGTGCTCTTTTTCAGAGCATCGGCGGGCACACTGAGGTACACGCCGTCGCGGTTCGGCCCGCCCACCGAAGAGTAGCCGACCCCGGCTAGCTCGGTGGATTGGATGAACTTCACTTTGAAGAATTTTCCTGCCATGATTTGCTCCTGAAGTTTCGGGGTCGTCGTGGCTTAGAACGCGTCCGCGTAGCGGAGGGTCTCGGGCTTGACGATCTCGACAGTTCCGACGCGACGGTAGTAGACCACGCGCTGATACAGATCGCGGTACTGCATCGGGGTTGAAGCCATCGCCGACAGCGGCAGGCGCTGGTAGTCGCGACGCTTGGTGTAAGCGGTCATTCGGTCGGTCGCGCCGACACCAGCGCCGGTCAGTTCACGCATTGGCACCAGTTCCAGCGGGACGCCGTTGGTGGTCATTGCGATGCTGTTTTCGGCCAGGTACTTGGCGATGGACATCGAGCCGTTGACGATCTTGCGCGACACGAGGTACGCAAACTTGGCGGGCGGCAGGCCCAGGCGACGAGGCATGGAGGTGTAGCCGGTCTGAGCCCACGTTGCCGTCAGCAGCGTGTTCAAGTCGGCCAGGATCTCGTCGTCGGTCTTGTTGATCCACAGACGGCTGGTGGCGCCCGCGTTCAGCGCAACGTCAGTTGCCGTGATCAGCGTGCTGTTGACCAGGCCCTTGATCGCTTGCAGGGTGTCGCCGGTGTAAACCTGGTTCTGCAGGTCCACGTTCATCTTCATGTTCAGCGCGTCCAGCAGCGTTGCGTCGAGATTGCGACCGAGCTTTGCAGCACGGGCCAGCTCGATCACTGTCTTCTGGATGGCTTCTGCCCAGACGAAGGTGGCAGCGGTTTTGCGCTCCATGTCAGCGCCGACGTTGCCGATCTCGGTGGCCTTGGGGCCGATGAACGACTTGCCAGCAGGCTGCACACCACCGACTGCCGTGTACTTAACAGCGTCGAAGGCCGTGGTTTCGTCACCGATGTCCAGTGGACCAAGGTCAATGTCACGGGACCAGGTGAACTCGGCCAGAGGCGTATTCAACACAGGGTCGACGCGTGTCAGCTCGGTCTGGAAGAACACGCCAGTCGAGTCGATCGTGGCCTGGTCGAACGTCGCCAATACGCTCAGGGCCATGCCGCTGGAGAACATCCATCCTTCCACCGCGCGAGCGACGGGCTGGAGCAGCGAGAGAGCGCCTTCGTACGCCAGCTTGGGGACCGCGTCGAGGAAGGCTTTGCCGGCCATAGCCGGAGCAGAGAGGGCCATCGAGGCGAGCGCAACAACAGCAGCGAGCATCGTGGCGAAGCGGAATTTTTTCATGTCAGTTTCCTTGGTAGTTACGATGTTGTCGTTGCAGCTTAGTTGCCCACGCGGTAGCGGATCTCGGCATTGCCGTCCGCGTCCGCTGCGCCCATGAACTGCGCGTCCACCAGGACGACAGTGTCTGCGCCGTCGGCCACTGCTTCGATGCCGCCCAGCGGCTTGTCAGCGGTCGGGGTGCCGATGCGCATGTAAACAACACCCTCCTTGGCTGGCGTGCCGGCATTGTTCTTGACGATCATGTAGCCCTCCTTCATGACCGACAGAGGGCCGGACAGAGGTGGAACAGCGACGCCGAATGCCTCGTTGCTCAGCGAGCCGCCTTGCGACGGGAAGTCGCGCACCAGGAAGCCGACGACAGAAGCCGAAGTGCCACCAGTGGTGATGGGGCTGATGGTGTCGGCCACCGCGCCCAGCTTGACGGGGACACCGTACTTGCCGACCGGAGTGGTGACGTTCTGGTTGTAGGACTCGACGATGGCGTGCGAGCGAGAAAGGTCGCCGGGAACACCCATTGGCATCGAATTGGTGATGATTTGAGTCATGATTTTTCCTTGAAGTTTCGGGGTGTTCGCTTACAGCTTGGGAACAGGGTGGGTCTTAGCCGTGGCCGTGTCCCAGTCCTGGTAGAAGTCGGTGGTCTTCGCGTCAGTGGCCTTGGTCTGGTTTCCACCGCCACCAGCCAGCGCGGCCTTGCGGACAGCAGCGATGGAAGCAGCAGCGCCGTTGAAGATAACGTCCACAGCTGCTGCGTTGTCGTAGGCGGGAGCCTTGCCACCGGTGAAAACATCGATCGCGGCCTTGCCGTCGGTTGTCGCGTAAGCCGTTTTCAAGGCCGCAACCTGAATGTCTTGCGTGTCAGCAGCAATGCCGGGTGCGAGGATCTCGGCCTTGGCAACAATGGCGGCATCGTTGGTGGTCTTGCCAGCAGGCTTTTTCAGCGCGGTGACTTCAGCAGTCACGGTGGCCAGGTCGGTGGTCAGCTTTGCTTTGTCAGCGTTGGCCGTGGCGAGCTCATCGTTGACCTTTTTCAGATCGGCGGTTGCTTTGTCAGCAACGGCTTGAGCGTCGGTGGCCTTTTTGTCGGCATCTTCCTTGTCCTTTTGGAACTTGGCGAGCTTGGCCTTCAAGCCGTCAACAGTTTCCTCGTCGCCATCGTCTGGCATCGCGTCAACTGCTTTGGAGAACAATGCCAGTAGTTTTGCTTTGGCGGTCATAGGAATTTCCTTGGGCGCGCTGTCGAAGATTGCACACTCAGGGCCAGCGCGCCCACGAGGTACTAGGGCAACATGATTGCCCCGGATGTCGGTCTGCCGAGCGCGGCCCGGCTTGATTTGAATGTACTCTGCCTCATACCCGCACGACACTTCGCGGAGTTCACGGCGCTCGACCTTGCCGATGGCGGTGGAGTCGGTGATCAGGAAGTCGGTGACGAGCTTGCCAGCCATGTCGCCAGTCCCGCGTCGAACATTGTTCAGCGAGCCGACAGACAGCTCACGGTGATTATGCGGGCCGACGAACTGCTTGGGGTGGTGGACGGTGATGGGCTTGCCTTCGAAGGACCGGATGGTGTCTTCGTCGAACACATCTGCTTCGGATCGCTCAACAACAATGATGTCGTTGTCGCCGCGAGCGATGGAGGGCATCTCGCCTGGCAAGTACTGCAGTTCACCAACACGGGTGATGGCGACATCCTGACAAACAAGGTACCCTTCAGGGGTCTTGTACATCTTGTCAGAGAGCTTGGCCGTACAGTAGAAGTGCATTGTGGTGCGAATTATGACTGCAAATTTTTAGGACGGCAAATAAATCATTCACCCAGGTCCGGAAATATCGGTTCTGCGAAACACCGGCAGTTGTAAATCTGTCCAGCGTGCGTGGTCGTTCCGTCGCTGAGTGTTGGCGGTTGATCCCAGCGGACGACCTCACCTTCCATCTCGGCGTGCGACTCACGGACGGCCTCGTCGCCTGCTGTGCGCCAAATGTACGCCGAAGATCCAACCGCCATCGAGCGTGCCTGGGTCATGGTGCTGTTTGCCTTGGCGATCTCGGTTCGGGCAATGAGCTGCGCGCGCGCCTCAGTTACGTTGCCTATGTTGCGAAGATCCGCAGCAACGTCCTCTGCGCGCCGACCATTGATCGTGGCGTCCACAGCGAGTTGTTGCGCGCGCTCACCGGCCTTGAGAGGCAGGGACTTTATCAGCGTGACCTGTTCGCTCAGCAGTCTGTTCGACTCGCGCCCGACAGCGCTGTCTCCAACGACGCCCCTGAATCCTTGGATGAACTTTTTGTCTTCCGCACGCCAGGCGCGTTTGTCGGAGGCCCGGACTTTTTCCAACATTGCCTCGGCAACGCGCGTTGCCCACGGACCGATAATGTCGCTGTACGCCTGTAGCTGCTTGAGCAGCGCGGGCAGTTGCGGAATTGTTGCGCCTTCAATGTACGGTTCGATGATCGAGGCGACCGCGCGCGCGACCTTGCGGAGCTGGCGTTCATATTCACGCTCAGCGACCGCAGGGGCTTCGAACTTATTCCGTCGCTTCTTTGCCATCTGCCTTCACCGCTGGTTTGTTCTTGTCGCCGGACTTGGCAGGATCTGTGCCAGCAATGACAGGAGGCGGTGGCTTGGGCAGGCCGGTCAGCGGATCGAGCCCTTCTGGGTTCAGCGGATCGGCCTTGGCTTGCTCGACCATGCCCTGCGCCTCCTTGATCATATCGGGAGAAACATTCCCGAAGATGCCGCAGATCTCGGCGACCCGCTGGAGCTCCATCATGGCGGTTGGCCTGTCGATCAGGTCTTCGCCGTAGGCTTCGACGATGGCCTTGGTCATGCGCTCTGCGGTCTCGGCTTTTTCCTTCGGGTCGAGTTGCTTCAGCGGGTTGAACGAAAAATCGAAGTCGTCCTCCGGCGCAGCCTCATACATTGACCAATGCAACACGTCCAGCAGGCGCTGCAAGCCGTAGCGCAACCGGCTTTCCTGTTGCTGCGCGATGTTGTCGTAGTACATTCGCATGTCGCTCTCGCCAGTCGAGTTCAGGCCCGCCGGAGACTGACCCATGAGCCGCACGAGAGGGATTCCGGTTGCGCCAGAGATCTGTTGCGCGAACTGAGTAATCAGCCCCTCGATGCCGCTGAACGTGTAACTGTGCGCTTCGAACTCGTCGTTCTTGTCTAGCAGCGTGATGCCCTCGTTGCTCTGCAGTGTGCGCATGAGAGCGAACATCTTGATCAAATTCTCTTCGGCCACACCTCCTTGGGCCAGGATCTCGCGCAGGCCTTCCACGGAAACTGTTCGCAGATGCGCGCGCGAGAGAAGCTGAGCCGCGCCCGCTGTGGCTGTGTCGAATGGCAGCAGCCGGTCGTAGACACGCTCGATGATCGAGCAGCCCCACATCTCTTCCCGCTCAGCTTCGTTCCAAGGCAGGTCAATGCCGATCTGGCGGACGACGCGTGTGTGATGAACAGTCAGACCGAGGCGCGTAATGTTGTAGTATTCCGGAAGGCCCATCTGCATGCCTTCCATGATCTTGTACGTGAGATTGGGGCTGGCGCTCCAACGGTCGAAGATCTTGATGCCGCTGAACTGGTCCTTGCCAACGGTCTCGGGCCGGAGAGGGGTCGAGAGGTTTTGACCGTCGATCATGATCACGCCGATCGAGCCGCCGTACAAGCGACCCCACTTAATGTTCTGTGTGATTCCTTGCCACAGCCCCATGCGGGTCATCTTGCGCTGCATCTCCGCAGCCCTCTCCGGCTCAACGCCCATCAGCGATATGCCAGCGCGGGTCATGTCCTCTGCGACAGCATCCACCGCTTGTCCGACGATCCACGAGCCTCGATACATTGCGTCCAGCGCGACGTAGTTGCGGGTCAGGCCGGAGCGAACATATCCGCCACCGCCCATGACCGTCGAGCCTTCGCCGACGCGCAACACAAGGTTCTGGAAGCCGTCGGTAGTGTTTGCTCTTGCAGCAGGCGCGGCGTCGCGGGCTTGGGCGGCAGCGGCCCGGCGTTGGTGGCGGTTGGTCATTTAAATAATCCCTTTCCAGATGTCGATTTTGCCTGAACCCGCGATCATGTCCTCGATGGCGTCACACATCGGGTCGATCTGGTCGTCGAACGAGTGGGTGTCGTCGGCGGTGAACTCTTCGTTTTCCGAGAGGAAGTCGCTCACCCAAGGCGCGTCCTGCGGAACGTAAACATAGCCCGACTCAATGTACGGAATGGCGTCGCTCACGCGCGTGTACTTGTCCTTGTTGCGTTCGAGACCCTTGATCGGGATGACGCCCTTGAACCGACCATCGGGGTGCGAGGAGGTCTTGATGTCCTGGATCAACCCGGTCCCGCTGGCCTTGTCTTCCACCACCATCTCACGCAGCAACCCAAGACCGTCGGTCGGAAATGCTTTGTGTTTGTTCCAGAAGTCCACCGCGCGGCGCTTGAGCTCCGGGGCTTCCCACTTGCCACGTATCAGGTCGATGAGATAGGCCTTGCCATCCTCGCCCTTGCCCCAGCATTCGAACACCGAGTAGTCGTTGTGTTCCTTGGTCTTCATCGCGGTGTCGGCGAAGATCTTGCGGTAGGCGAGCTTAGGCAGGACGACGTAGCGCTTGAACCATTCGCTCTTGATGATGTCGCCGCCTTGGACCGTTGGGTTCTGTTGATAGAGCGCGCCCCAGTTGCCGGCGCTCATAATGCCCTTGCGCTCCATCAGGAACTCCAGGGACTTGAGCTCGGGGAAGAGCGGGTCGCCCTCCTTGCGATTCTTCTGGTCGTTGGGGGTGCGCTTGCCTTCAGCGATGGCCGGGTACTTGAACGTCTTGACTGTTGAGTCAATCGCCTGCAGTCGCCCAATTGGGTCGTCCAAGTGCCAGCGGGTCAGGATCGAGAGCAGCCCTGCCTCCTCGGAAAAGCGACTGAAGAAATCGTCGGTGAACCAGTCCCAAGTCGCCTCGCGAACGACCTCGGAGCCTGCGGCCTCGCGCCCTTTGATCGGGTCATCGATGACACCGAGATCCAAGCCCTCGCCGGTGATGGACCCGCGAACGGTAGTGTTCCTGAAGTAACCATCGTGCCCGATGTACTCGATGATCTCGCGGTTGCGCAGGCTCTGCGAGCTGATGCTCACCGCGTTGGAAGAGTTGATGATCGTGTCGGGGAAAACCTTCTTGTACTTTGGAGAGTCGAGCAGCCGCTGCATGCGCAGATTTCCACGCACGCCCAAGCGTTCAGAAAAGGACGTGTAGATTGTTCGCTTGTCGGGGTGTTTACCCGCGAGCCACGATATGAAGTCCAGAATCTGGAAAGACTTGCCGTGTTGCGGCGGAGCTTCAATAACATACTTCGGGCGCTGTCCGGCGATCAGCTCATCGTAAAAATCTGTAAGCACATTGGCGATCTCGCGCTGCCACCATCCAAGCTTCAAGCCAGGATTCATGTATTGGCGATAGGCCCAAAAGTCGTTGCGCGCCTCGTGAATGGCGATCTGCTCTAGAATGTCGATGTCGTCGCGATTCATTTGCGCTTGTCGAAGACCGACTCCGGAAGTCCGCGAGCCTTCGCGAGCGCCTTGAGCTCTTCAATTCCCAATGGCTCAGAATTGAGGTTCGTGTTAGTGTTCTCATTTTGTGACTTTATGTTTGCGTCAATGAGTTGCTTGAACATGCCATAATGCTCCCCAAGCATCTTCATGGCCCCGTCCTGCGACCGAGTCAGGATCTCGATTCCGTTCTTGGTCTGCTTCACGCCCGCGTAGAGGCGCTTGGCTGGACCGGTGAGCTTGCGTGAGTCTTGGATGAACAGATCTTCAACGCCCTCACCCTCGCAGACCGGGCAGTCTGGATTGATGTCCGCAGTGTTTCTGAACCCGTAACCGCCTTCGTCGGTCGGCATTGGATCTTTGAAGACTGTTTTCTTGGTGGCCCTCGTCATACGATCTGCGTGAGCTTCCTTCTTGGCCTCCCAATCATCAATCGCCTTCTGGAACTCGCCCAAGTGTTTCCATTGATATGAGTGTTCGATGCCGTTGCAGTAGCGGCAGTTGAGCCTTCTGTACTGCATAAGGTCGTTCGGGTCGGCTTGAATGATGTCGGCCAGATGTCGCACGATTTCCGCCGCGTCGATTTCCGCCCTGGCCAAGACACGTGAGTTAAGTTCCTCCATCCTTGCCATCACCTTGGGATCCTTCATTAAACCGCACGCCCCTTCGTGAACAGACTTCGCCGTCATGTTTTCTGTATTGAAAGCCTTTCTGTACGCAGCGCTCTGGTTTTTCAACTTCACCATGGCCTGGCAGAAGGCTTCGCGTTTTGGGGTCAATTTTATCATGGTCTGGATTGTCCTCTTGTCCGCCCGATCGGGCAAATTTGCTTCCAAAAAGCGGCACGCCGTGGTGGTCCTTTTTCCGGGTTTTTGCCGGCAGGCCAGTCCGCGCTATCCGCGCTACCTAAGAACTTTCCCGGTAATAGTTTATTCCCTCTCTACCCTTTATTTTTAATTTCTTCTAAACTTATATACCAGCGCGGATAGCGCGGACTGGTTTGCGGGCACTTTCCAGAGCGACCGCACCGTGCTGAGATTCTCACAATCCGCGCTTAAACACTATTTTTGAGATGCGGAGCACCCAGATTTTGCAATGCGGAAAATATCGCCGATTTTATGGAGCGCCATCATTCAAAAACGCTCCTTATGCAACGGCGCCATATCCAGGCTCGTGGCCCCAACTTTGGCGTAAACGACCACGTTTTTCTTGCCTATCTTGTGACGCCCGTCTGCCATGTTTGGGTTGCGTAGTGTTTGATATCCGCAGCGTCCAATCGCCATATTGAGCTTGGCTCGGGCCTCGTTCGGCTTCATTCCAGACTGTTCTGCCAGGTCCACGATCCAGTCCGCCCGAACCAAGTCCGGCGCTCCAAGCTCCTCTATCGCGTCTAGCAGCCACGCGTCCGACCCCATCCCAGCCGCGACCACGGTTGAGTGGGCCTCGGTCTTCCGCTGGCCCGTTGCTGGCCGGAAGGCGCTCAGGTCCCGCTCCGTGAGGAAGGCTGCTACGTGCCTGTCGCCACCATCCTTGAACCATGCCCACAGCTCCTCGAAGTAGTCGCTCCGGACCTCGTCGTCCACGAGCCCCATCTCCGCCAGTGTTGCACTCTCGATCACGTCATACCTGCGGTCGCCGGGCGGAATGTAAATGCCGCTGGCCAGATGATTCGTCGTCATGATCACGCCGCAGTACATTTTAACAGTGTACTTCTGGCCGTACTTGGGGTTGATGGTGATGCTGTCTGGGTTGCCAGCGATTAGGACCTTTGTCTGTTCGTTGAACGCCCACTTGCTCATCTCTTGCAGGTTCGAGGTTTCGCTCACGCGCACCAGTGTTGCGGCGTAGAACTCGTTGAAGGCATGCTCGAAGGCTTCTGGCGCAATGTTCGACAAGTTCCAAGGGCCTATGGCCGGAGCACACATGTCGATGCAGGTGTCCTTGCCCGCGCCTTGCGGCCCGGCCAGCAACAGCGCAAAGCGGGGCTTTTCCCAAGGCTTCTGCACGCGGTGGGCCATGTAGTCCAGGAACTGGTCGGCGTCGCTCTTCTTGCCCTCCTGCGCCTTGTTGAGCACCTTGCGCACGTGAGCGAGAAACGGCCCCGCGAGCCGCGCGTCTCCCAACTCAATGGTCGCCCTGCGGTACGTGTTGTAAACCGCCGCGCCGGGGATGTCGATAAGGTCCCCGTCCCGGCAGTCCTTGCCGGGGATGAAGTCATCCTCCAGCTGCGGGTTGCTGGTGAGTGACGTGGTGAGCTGGGTGAGCTTCAGGTGCGCCGAGGCGCTGAAGATTACGCCGTCAATGTTGATCGGGCTGACTGCCGCGTCCACCGCAGGGCCTATCCAGTAAGAGGCGGTTGGGCGGTAAATGAAATTGTTACCCGGACCATAATACACAAAATGACCCATTGGCACTTCCCCTGCCTCTGGAGCCCAGCCGTTTTCCATCGCAAGCCGCACAATCGTGCCGATCGAAAGCTTGGATTCCGTTTCTTGTTGTGAGAGATCATAAAAAGCTTCACGCATGATGTCATCATGATTGCGGCCTTTCTTGCCCTTGAATGTTTCTGACCACTCGAAGTACACCTCCCACGCCTTGTCGTGCAGCTTGAACTCGCGGCCTAAAATGACCCCAACGTGGCGCCACTCGTCCCGATCGTCGGCTGGCACAAAGCTCAGCATTTTCTTCACCTGCTCGATGGAATACTTGGACTTGTGCATGTCGTCCTTTTTCTTCCGGCCCCTGCGCTCCACCGGGCGGCTCAGGTGTGGTGGCAATGGGGTCACCGCGCCATTTTCGTCTTCCCATGAGTAAACCCCGCCCGAGCGGTGGAGCGATGGCGCGGCGACCACGTAACCGCCATCGTTGCGCACGTCCACGCCCAGCCCCAAGACGTTGGCAGCGGTCTTGAGCGCGGAGTTGTAGGTGTAAAACATATGGAAGCCGCCCGACCCCGTTGTGGCGCTCAGGGTCGGGAACTCGCCATGCTTGGCCACGATCTCGCTCCACGTCTCCGCGCCCGCCTTGCCGGGGCCTGTGTCGATGTCGAGCACGGTGATGCCGGAGATCATGCCCGTGACCACGCCAATGTTCGAAAGCTCGCTTTCGGGACCGAACCACTTGTCGACGGTCGCAATGTCCTTGGAGGCGTCCTTCAGGCCGCGCGCCTGCCGGGGATGCTTGCCCGCGTCTGAGCAGTTCACGGTGCCGCAGGTGCATTGGAGCTTGCCTTCGCTTTCCACCACAGAATGCAGCGGGAAAACCGCCCAGCCCCTGGCCACGTAGCGCAGGGCCGCTGCATGCACTGCTTGCTGGAAGTGTTCTGTCATGTGGCCTTCTCCGATTTGCTTTGAATGTATGTTGGCCAGTATTTAGCGAGCTCGCGCCAAGTTTTGAATTCTTTTTGGACGCCGTGGATGATGAAGCCTTGCGCGAGCTCGGGCTTCGGTCGGGTGTCGTATTGGTAGTTTATCGGCATCAACTCTCCACGCTCGTTCCTGATGGAATAAATTGCGCCGCCTTTCCCGCCACCAAAGTTGTAATGCACTTCCATGCGCTTGGTGTAGCCCTTTGGGTCTAAGGGCAGTGTTTCTGGAAGGTTCATGTCACGCGCTCCCAGATGCGGTTGAGGCACTCGGTCTGCTTGGTGCTGAGCGGGATGCCCTTCAGCGCCTGGCTTTGGATTGAGTCAATGAAGTTTCGCTCCCAGTCGGTGAGCTTGCTCTCGCGCGTTTCAATGTCCTGCACCAGTTGTTGCTGCTCGGCGTTCATTGCGTTGTCCCCAAGCGCCGCACGGTGATCTCGTGGGTGGGCACGCCGTTGGCGCAGATGACGAACGTGCCGCCCTGTTCTCTTTCCAGCTTGTCGGCCACGGCCTTGAGGCAGTCGCTCGTCACGTCCCGAATCACGCCAACAAAGGTCCGCTTGTCCTTGTCGGGCACCCCGGCGTAGATCTTGCCGTCGCCCGCCGTAGCGACCCGCATCTTGTCGGCGTCAATGTACTTGAACGACACGATCAACCCTCCTTCTTGGCAGCAGCGCGGTCGATTCACTCAATTTCTGCTAGCAGCAGCGCAGCAGCGACCACACAAGCTTCTCTTGGGTCTCGGGCCTTCATCACCCCTTCGAACGGCCAGCGGGAGATGCTGCTCGTCAAGACCGCAACAGCAGCCCCGTGCAGCTCGCCTTGAGTCAGCGCGTCGTCGGCTTCTCGGGTGTGCCCTTTTTTCCTGCTTTGCCGAACGCGCTCTGCGTGGATGTCAGTGAAAGCGCGCGGACCAAGGAAGACGGTGGATGCCGCCTCGTTCTTGTCGTCGCTGGACGGCCCCGCGTATTCGAGCTTCAAGCCGTCGGAACTCTTGGTCTTCACGTTGCATGTCGGCATATAAGTTTTAGTCATGGTGTCTTTCCATCCAAAAAAAGAGGGGCCAGATCTCTCCAGCCCCTCGAACTATGACGCCTGCGAAAGCGCCAAACTCAGTTCAGGCCCGGAGGCTTCAGAAGGTGCCTTCCGGCGCGTCGCCGTCAGCACCGCCCACGTTGGCGTCAGGCTGAGCGACGTTGACCTTGCCTGCGGCCACCTGGGCGTGCAGTTCCTTGGCCGCGTTGTAGATCTCTTTGGACTTCACGGGACCTGCTGCTTCCACGGTGACACCGAACCACTGGCCTTCAGCGTTGGATTCCTTCACGGTGCCGATGGTGTACATGTGGCTGAACGAGGCAGGGTTGTAGAGTCGGTCTTGCGCGTCGCGCAGCTGCACCCCCAGGATCATCGAGATCCACTTCTTAGACTTCTTGATCTGGGTGCTGGCCAGCGGGAAGAGCGCGGGGAAAAACGTGCCGTCGGGCTTCACAGCCATGATAAAGTGGCTGCGGGTGTCCTTCAGCGCATTGTGCGCGTCCTTGGCGGCTTCGCGGCCCAGTGGCTTGTCGCCTTCTGGCGCAACAAAGTAGCTGCTCACCGAGTCAGCCGCCTTGTAGCCATACGCGCCGCCTTCGACTTCTGCCGGCATCTTCTCGCCTTTGTAGCCGCCGCCGAGTTTGCGCGGAGCCCACTCGACAAAGCGGCGCTGGAAGCTTACCGGCACCACGACGAGCTTTTCGAAGGTCTCGCCCGTTACGGAGTTCATCAGCAACCCAGCGCGCACGCCGGGCGGGTTGTTGTCGACCACGGCAGGCGAGTTGCTTTGCAGCACCACCAGGAACGGAATCGCCTGCGAGTCCTTGTCGACGCCTTCAGTGCCCATGCCCGCGTCTGCGGAGAAGTCCATTTCGTCAGCGACCGCTACTTCGTTCTTTTTCACTTCAGCAACCTCGTTGCCCTTTGCAGGAGCGGCGGCGGTTGGTTTTGCTTTTGCGTTCATAATGTTTCCTTGATTACAGTTTGAGTTTAAGGTCTCAACGAGACCCGGAGGGTTTAACGTCCGCCTTGCGAGCAGACGACTTGCCTTGCGGCTTGTTCAAAATTTTGAAGCATTGGCGACCCTATGAACCTCGTGGTAGTAGAAGATCGCCGAATAGGCCTGCGGCTCACGATGCAGCGGCAGCGCGTAGAACGGACGACCGAAGCCGTACATCACCCCGCACATGCGCTGCACCTGAACCCAGGTCTTTTTGTTCATGGAACGATTCCTGTCCTTGCATATTCGCTTACAAAGGTTTGCATTTCCGTGCCCAGCTCCACCATCAACTCCATCGCCTTTTCTTCTGGCAGGTCAGCAGCGTCAATGGTCATGAGCTTGAACATCGCTGCGCACCCCGCCATGAAGCAGACCTTGCCCTCGTTGATCTGCAGGTCCGGCGCGCCAGCGGGAATGCACTGCTGAGCGTAGTCGGCCCAAGCCGCCTGCAAGGTGCCCATCTTTGGCTTGTGGAACGGAACGCCGCTCATTTCTTCAGCTTCACTTTGGCCGTGAGCACCGGGCGCGCACCGAACATCTCGAGGTTCAGCAAGCTCATGCCTGCTTCCCGTTCTTCTTCGGTCAGCTCGGTCTTGGGGTTGGCCAGCTGTTCCTTCAGGAACGCCTTCAGCGTTTGCGGATGCACATCACGGCTGATGGTGCCGTTGGTGACGCCGATCTCGGCCAACTTGTCGAGCAGCTCCAGAGCGTCTTCCAGCTCACCCTTGCCGAATGCGACCTGGACCTCGGTCTTGATCAGCCCGCCGAAATTGTTCGCTTCCAGCCATGCCCAGGCCTGCTCCTTGGCATGCGCGGGCACGGAGGCGTAGACCTCTTGCGCCACGGTGATCTCGTTGCCGTCTTCGAGCGCCATCTTGGTGACGCCCAGCTCCTGCATCATGCCGGGCAGAGTTTCCTCCTTCAGCACGCGCTCTTTTTCCTTGGCCGTTTTCAGCGCTGCGTCGGCTTCGGCGACGGCGTCTTGCGCCCTCACCAGCATCTGCGCTGCTTGGGTTAGTTCGTTGACTGTGATGGTCATGACAATGCTTTCTGTTTAAGTTGAGTTGTGGAGGCGATTGGCGCTCCGTTCTTGATCCACCTGCACCCTGCGCACCCTGGATCAGTTGGGCGCAAGTCGTAACGGCAATCCTTGCTGTTAGCGTTTGGAATTTCTTTGTGGCCAACGGCGTAGACGGGGCCGTCTTCCCGTTGTTGCGAACCTGCGATAACCACAAGCGTCTGCACCCGGATCGTTTCCCGGAGTGGCGCGCGATTGTGGCAGCCGTAGGTCATGGGCAAATCACCACGCGTGTATACCGGCCCAGGTTCCTGTCCCAGCGCAGGACGGTGAACTTGGCCCGGCGCTTGCCGAGGATGGCAGCGGTTGCAGCCACCAGCGTTGTGTCTCCGAGGAGCAACACCGTGTCGCCTTCCTCGTAGTCGTAGTCTTGCAGCTTCTCGTCGAGCTGCCGCACCAACTCCGCCGTGGCATGGAATGCGGCCTGCGGCGGCATCATGGTCACCAACTTGCCGTGCTCTTCAGCGGGCGTCAAGTTGAAGGCAGGGACCAGCGACCCAGTCGCCGCATCCCTGCGGTGCGGAAGTTGTGTTACATATACATTCGGCATCAGCCGCTCCGTTCAGTTTAAGTTGAAGACTTGAAAAACAAGAGCCCCGATTTTGCCTCCAAAAAAGACCCCTCGGCAAATTTATTTTTGTTGACCCGTTGCCTAATGCCAAAAATGTGGAGCATAATCACGACGCGGCACGTTTTGGCCGTTACAACTTATGAGGAACAGCATGAACAACGCCACCAAAGGCCCATGGGACATCGGTGTTAAGCGCTGCAAATATCGCTGCCTGCCGGAGCCAGCAGTTGCCGCTCGCATGACAGCCGCAGGCATCCCGTTTGAATTCGAAGCGCTTTCAATAGGAACAGACAAGGGCACCGTTTGTCTTGTTCCGCTGGATGAGTCCAACGAGGACAACGCCAAGTTGATTGTCAAGACGCCAGAGCTGAAGGCCGACTCTGAGTTGCTCGAAGGGTTGCGCAGCCTCATGGGCTACGTTCAAAACGGCTCTGAAACGACACTGTCTCTTTTTCAAGACGACGCAACAAAATCTTTCCACATCAAGGTCGGCAACACGCGCAGCTATTGGGGCGAGAGCTTCAAAGAGGCTTTGCAAAAAGCGATCAACGACAACAAGGACCCAAAATGAAAATCCTCGGTGCCGGCATATCCGGCCTAATCGCTGCCTCCGTCTTCCCGCAGGCTGAAGTGTATGAAGCCTCCACGCGCGAGAAGATGGTCGGGCACAAAGCGCTTTTGCGCTTCCGCTCCACAGCCGTCGCTGACGCTGTCGGCATTGACTTCCGCAAGGTCACCGTGCACAAGGGGCTCTGGTCTGAAGGCCGGTTCGTGCAGCCCTCGATCTTGCACGCCAATCGGTATTCGCTGAAGGTGGTCGGTCGCCTGGCAGACCGCAGTGTATGGAAGTTGGACCCTGTCGAGCGGTTCATCGCGCCGGAGGACTTCATTGATCAGCTTATTGAGCGCTCTGGCAATCGCGTCAATTGGGGCACAAGCTTCGATCTGGTGAAGCCAGCGCGCCTTTCCAACGAACCCATCATCAGCACCATCCCGATGAACGTGATGGCAGGCATGATGCGCGTTGAAAGCCCTGTCTTCGAATACGCGCAGATCACGGTTAAGCGCTTCCGCATTCGTGGCGCAGACATTTTCCAATCGGTGTACGTTAGCGACCCATTGACAAAGTGTTACCGCGTGAGCATCACAGGCGAGATCTTGATCGCTGAGTGGATTGGCGAAGAGACAGACAACTTCAACATCGCTGCGCCTTTCGGTCTAGCCATGTTTGAGCTGGAGGAGCTCGAGACCACCAAGCAGCGTTACGGCAAGATCTCGCCCATCGACGACAAGTGGCGCAAGGCTTTCATCCTGCGAATGTCCAACGAGCACGACATCTACTCCCTCGGGCGCTTCGGAACGTGGCGCAACATCCTGCTCGACGACGTGGTGAAGGACATCGCGGTGATCAAGCGCCTCATCAACGACGACGCCTATGGGCGTTCACGTCACAGCGCTAAGTAAGCGCACCTCAACTTATATTGGAGAATGAAAATGGAAGACAAACAGGCTTCTGCCAACGCACAAAAACCGCTCAGTCCTCTTCGAGAAAAATGCCCCGGCGCATGGAGCGCTGGCTTCGACGATCGGCCTTGGGCGCTTGTTGGCGGTCTGGACGACCTGCAAGCTTATCAAGAAGGCAAAGCCGCGAGGTTGGCTTTGAAGGACGAAACCAAATGAGCCCGCAAGTCTTAATCACCGTTGTGCTGGCCGTCACCTACGGCGTCGCGATCGTCGGCCTGCTGCTGGCCTGGGCAATGAGGGTCGACCAATGATCACGCTCGGCCTCACCCCAGAAGACGAGCTGCTAATCCTGCAGGCGCAAACGCTGGTCTTCGCGATCCAGAACCAAAGCCGCCTTGTCGAGTCGGACCCGTGGACGTTTGGCCCGCTCAGCGTCCGGGCCGTCATCGAACGCAAGCCGTGCCGCCAGGTTCAGAACTGGAAGAAGACCTGGAAGCTCGACGGCCACCGCATTGGCTTCAACGCACTGCTCGGAGAGATCCGAGACCATCAACGAACAGGAGTTTGATCATGAACGACTTCAACAACGACCAGGGCAACGGCAACTTCGATGTGAAGCCCGCTGAACACCGTCGCGTCGTTCCGAAGCGCGGATGCATCACCGTTGTTGAAGACGGTTGCGTCATCGGAAGTTTTACAGGCCAACGCTGCATCGAAAACGCAACCGCCTTCGCCAAGCTCAGCAACCCGGTGGACGGTTCGGGCGGCTTTCTGACAATTGAGCAAGAGCTGGAATATCACCGCGCGCAGGACGGCCTCCTGACAACAGCGCAAGAAGAAGCCCGCAAGCTGCGCGAAGAGTTGGCTGAAGTGAAGCGCCCGCTCGAAGAGCAGATGGCGCGGCTGAACAATCAGCTCATCAGCCACAATGAAGAGATTGCGAGGTTGACAAAAGGGCTGGACGCTTATCGAGGCCAAATTGATCGCTTCGGCAACAACAGCGCTGGCGACGTTTTGTCAGGTGTGTGATCCGCATATAAAAATATATTTGCCTTTTTATAAAATGTGGAGCAAAATCCAAATCACTGTTTAGGCAGGCTTCAACTTACAAGGTCCGCTTGAACAAAAACATTTTCAGCAATTCCGCTGAGATCGACCCGGCGATCCGGGAGCACTTTGAGGGTACAACTTATCATGAAATCGAAAATCATCAGCAGCATCTTCGCTGCAGTCCTGATGGCGTCTGCCGCTCTGGCGATGGCCACCCAGCCTTCCAACCCATGCGGCAATAGCGGCAACAACTGCAACACGGGTGGCGCTGGCGGCAATGGTGGTAACGGCGGGGCCGGTGGTCAAGGCGGCGCGGGCGGTTCGGCCACGGCAGGTGCAGCGGCTCTGGCCGCAGCGCAAGCCAACGCAACGGCCACCAACCGCAACGACATTCGAAATACGAACACCAACAGCAACCTGAATGCCCAGGGCCAGCAGCAATGGCAATCCCAGAGCCAAGGCCAGTCGCAAAGCTCCACGAGTGGCGTGAAAAACAGCGGCAACTCGGCCAGCGTCAGCGGCTCCTACTCCGGCGGCAACAAGCAGACCAATGAAGGCAACAACGCCACGACCAGCGTGTCTGTCGGCGGCGACACCTACGCAGCACAAGAGCGCGCGCCGGTCAGCACGGCCTATGCTGCTCCGCTGGCCGCCAGCAATGGTACTTGCATGGGCTCTACCTCTGGCGGCGCACAAGCTGCTGGTTGGGGCGTGAGCATCGGCGGAACCTGGACCGACGGCAATTGCGACATCCGCTACGACGCTGAAGCACTGCGCGCTGCCGGCCTGCCCAAGGCAGCTCAAGCTCGCCTTTGCCAGAAGTCCGAGATCGCCAAGGCCATGGAAGCCGCTGGCACCCCTTGCCCCGGCGTGAAGACCTCCGCAGCCCCTGCTACGACCACCACGGCAGCAGCGCCTGCGGCCAGCAGCCAGACTTACACGGACCCGATCGTCCGCGCTCGCCTGGGCCTGCCTCCGCTGAAGTAAGCGCAAAGCTCAGCCGGAAGCCCTTTATTGGGCTTTTGAGTGAACTTTAAAATATATTTGCCTAAACAGAAAATGTGGAGCATAATTCAATTACTGTTCGATTTTGAACAGGCTTCAACTTAAAGGAATTTGGCCATGAACGAAAAGGAAGATCTCGCAGGCGTGATGCGCCGCGTCAATAAGCTCCTCGCCATCGCAGGCGACGACCGCGCCAACTCTGCCGAAGCAGCCAACGCCGCTGCCATGGCAGAAAAGATCATGCGCAAGTACCAGCTGGACCACGAGGACATCGTCCGCGCCGAGTTCAAGGACAAAGAAAATTTCGAGACCGTGGACGCATGCGTGGCCATGAAAAAGGGCCAGGACCACAAGCCAGAGAAGGTCCCGCCTTGGGCTTCATGGCTCGCAGTCAGCTGCGCCCGACTCAACGACTGCGAAGTGCGCTTTGCCTTCACCCGTGAACTTGGCGCTTGCGTGCGCTTCTTCGGCTACAAGTCTGATGTTCAAGTTTGCGGCTGGATGTTCGACTATCTCACCACGGTGACGATCCGCAACTGCCGCGCCTTCCAGAAGGAATCCTTCCGCACCAAAGCCGAGAGCAATAGCTACCGCAGCGGCTTTGTGACGCGCGTGAACTCAGCACTGCAAAAAGCCAAGGACGCCAAGGTTGCAGAACAACCAAAGACGACGGGCACCGGCCTGATGGTTGTCAAGCAGCAGGCCGTGGCTGAGCACTTTGGCGAATTCACTTATGGCAAGGCAAAGACCGTCAAGGTCTCAGAAAGCAGCGCCTTCAGCCGTGGGCGCGCAGACGGCTCCAAGGTCGACATCAACCGTCGTGGCCTCGGGACCAACGCAGGCGGCTCGCAACTTCTTCTCAACTAACCACTTTCATCACCAGGAGTTTTCAAAATGTTTGACGTCAAAAAAGCCACTACCGCCGAGCTCGTCGCCGAGTACAACCGTCTCTCCGGCAAGAGCATCAAAAAATTCTCCAGCCGTGCCGCTGGCGAGAAGCAAGTAACTGCGCTGCTCGGCAAGCCCGAAGGCAAGCCAGCAAACCCGGCCATGGCAGCAGCGGCCAAGCTGGAGAAGGCGAAGCAGACCAAGCCCAAGACTCTTGCCGATCACGTGGCGACCGTTGAGGGTGTGTCCAAGAAAGTCGCCGTGAAGCGCATCGCCAAGCTCAAGGCTGACAAGTTGCCTGCTGACCGCAGCGCTTCCATCCGTCGCAGCTGGTCCGTGCTGGCCACGCACAACGCCCGCAGCGCCCGGCACAGCGTCGAGGTGTATCAGGAAGGAAAAAAGACCGAGACGCTACAAACCTTCCGCAGCACGCTGGCGGCGTTCGAAGCTCTGGGCCTGCCGATCGGCACCCACATCAAGTTCCGCATGGAGCTGAAGGCTCAGGGCAAGAACAGCTTGGAACACGACGGCGTGAAGTACAACTTCCTGTTGGTCGAGAAAGCCGAGGCCTGATAATGCATTGGCTCCTGACCAAGCCTGCCTTCATAAGAGGCGCAACAGCCTATGAAGCGCAATGGGGCAGGCTCGGTTGCAGGATCACACACCTGCGCGGCGCTTATTGGCGCTTCAAGCCTTGGCGTCGCGTGTCCTTTCAATTTTTCAACCTGGACCAAATATGAAAGTCACCCTCATCAGCGTCACCCCCGACGCCATGGACGTTCTCCTGTTCACCAAGGCCACCCGGCTCACCATGAGCCCTGGCTTGCTGGAAGAAATCCGCTCAATGCCGACGGAAGAGAAACTTGCCGAGCTTGAGTACATGGCGAACACCATCCCCAGCTCGTGGGAGTTTTGCGATTACACTTTCCTCGTCGAAGGGGTCAGTCGCGCCTACACCCACCAGCAGGTCCGCACCCGCGCGGCGTCCTACGCCCAGCAGACGATGCGCGTCCTGGACATGGGCGAGTTCGATTACGTGTACACCGGCAAGCTCAAGAACGAAAAGATCATTGAGCGCGTCGCCGTTGACCAGGTGTTGCGCGCGATAAAGGACACCTACAACTACCTCATCAGGGCTGGCGTGCCGCCCGAGGACGCGCGCGGGATCCTGCCGACAAACATCGCCACCAACATCGTCTGCAAGTTCAACCTCCGGACTCTGGCCGAGCTTGCTCGGTCGCGCACCGGTGGCCGCACGCAGGGCGAGTACCAAAGTGTTATCAACGCGATGCTCGACGAGGCATTGAAGGTCCATCCATGGGCTGAGACTTTCTTCTTCCCGAAGAGCCGCGACTACTTTGCTGAGATCGAGGCGTTCGCCAAGGAGCACTTCCCCGATCTGCTGACGCGCGGCAAGCTGCTGAAGATCGTCGACAAGATGCGCAAGGGGTAGCATTGTGGGCCTGTTTTTAGTTCCAAAAACTCGCTTCCGCTCGCAAAGCGGATGCATGCTTGAATACAAACGGTCGATGAAGATGTTCAAGCACCGCCGCTCAATGAAGGGTGTTCCTGTCCGAACAGCAATGCAACTTCGCCGTCACTGGCTGAAAGATTCCTTCAAAAGGCGCAAATCCAGACCTTTGAAATCACGCGCATTGAGCCTTGCCCTCTGGCGCTCCTTTAACTGGCGCGTTCACGCGAGCATCGAATCACCATTTTAACCAAGGAGCATTTATGATCATCGAGTTTTACAATGGCCACCCGACCAAGACCAACATCAAAAGTGTTTGGTACTGGCGACTCAAGGCCAAGAACGGCAAGACCATTGCCGACGGCGCTGAGTCGTACAGCAACCGTGGCAATGTGAAGCGCGCCTGCAACAAGGTCGCCGCGTTCTTCAAGCCTGGCTCAGTCACGATCGTCGAGGCAGAAGAATAATGCGCACCACCATTTGCGACATCGACAACTGCTTGGCAGACGATGCGTGGCGCATCCCCAAGATCAACTGGCAAAAGCACGGTGACGAGCGCTACCACGACTACCACTTGTTGTCAGGCTTCGATGAAGCTGTACGCGCTACAGATGGTGTGGACGGAAATGTTTTGCCATTATGGTCTGGCGACAGGGTTATCTTCATGACGGCCAGACCAGTTCTTTACCGCGCAATGACAGAATTCTGGCTCATCAAGGTTGCGCAGGTTAGGGGCTTCGAGCTGCTAATGCGCCCGAATGGCCACCGTGGAACAAGCCCTGACGTGAAGCGCATGCAGCTTTATTGGCTGCTTGACCCCAACAACAATTACGGTGTCAAAAAAGAAGACATCGTGATGGCCTACGACGACCACCAAGGGGTCGTCGACATGTACGCGTCGTATGGCATTCCCGCCACACGGCATTTCATTCACTCTGTGGACGCATTCCATGACCCAATCAGAAACATCGCAGCGCATTGAGCAAGAGGGCGAAGACAAAACGCTTGAAGACCCTTCAAAACGCGTCAGCTTCGGCTACAAAGGTCCTCCAGCAAGCATGCTCGTCGTCAACCAACCAAAGACGACAGGCGACATCCTGCGCGAGATGGCGGGCACCTTCGACGAGCGCAACAAGGTTTACGGCAGCAACTACCTTATGGTGAGCAAGCTCGTGAAGGTCTTGTTCCCAGACGGCGTGCCGCCCGGCTTGGTGGAGTCCGATCACTGGCACCTGTTCGAGCTGAAGCTGGTGAAGCTCAGCCGGTTCGCGATCAGCAACCTCTCGCATATGGATTCGATCCACGACGACGGCGTGTACAGCGCCATGATCGAATCGATCCTGCACCGCGACTCTTTGGAGAAGAAATGAAAACCCGTTTCTTCATGAAGGGCGAGGTCCGACAGTTTGTCGCAAAAAGGAAGTTGTCTGAAGGCGAAGCCGTTCACGACCATGACATTCAGAAAACGTGGCCTGACGGCACGGCCAAGTCGCAAGGCAACGCCTTCGATTGGAAAAATTTCAACAACCGCGCTGAGGCGCAAAACACAGAAAGAAAATCATGAGCAACATTCTTGTCACAGGATCCAACTCCGGCCTTGGCCTGGCAATCGCAAACGCTCTAAAGGCTGCTGGTCACAATGTCATTGAATTTGACACAAGCATCGGAGAAGACGGAGACACGGACAGCCGCATGGATGTTCGCCAACCAAATTCAGTTTTTGTCAGAGACCTTTGCTGTGGTGAGCTGGACGTGTTGATCAATTGTGCCGGCGTCAACATCATCGACTGGCTCGAGAATTTCAGCGAGGCCCAGTGGGACATGGTGATGGACGTGAACGCCAAAGGCATTTTCAAGATGAGCCAAGTTTGCTTGTCGATGCTCGCGCGCTCGAAGGGCACCATCGTCAATGTGGTGAGCAACGCCGCGCACATGCCAATGACCTGCTCGCTGGCCTACAACGCCTCCAAGGGCGCGGCTCACATCATGACGCTGCAGCTCGCCCGCGAATTGACGCGCAAGTGGGGCATCACGGTCTTCGGCATTGCACCGAACAAGCTCAAGGGCACCGGCATGAGCGACGATATCGACGAACAAGTTGTGCGGACCCGTGGCTGGACCAAGGAGCAGGCTCAGGCCTACCAACTGCAAGGCCTGCTGGCCGGTGAAGAAACGCCACCGCAAGCCGTTGCCGAGTTCCTGGCCTACCTGCTGCGCAACAAGGACAACCATCGCTTCCTCACCGGCACCGTGATCCCTTACGGCGCGTAAAAACACCTCAACTTATACAGAAAGCAATCCATGGAAGCAACCACCACCTACGAGCTGAGCCTTGTGAAAGAGTACGTGTCCCGCTGGGGCATGAAGGAAGCCGTCCGCGAGCTGATCCAGAACGCCTTGGACAGCGCATCTCCGTTCGTCTACGAGTTCATCACAGCAGACAACGAAACTTTCGGCCTGCGCCTGAACAGCGAGTTCACGACGCTCTCCCCGCAGACACTGTTACTCGGGGCAACCAGCAAGGCAGACGACAAGGACGCGATCGGCTCCTTCGGCGAAGGCTACAAGATCGCGCTGCTGGTCCTCACGCGCATGGGCTACGAGGTTGGTGTGTTGAATGGCAACAAGCTCTGGAAGCCGCGCTTCCGGTTCAATCGCAGGTTCGGCTGCGAGGTTTTGGTGATCGACGAGACGGAGTTGCCCAACAAGGTGAACAACGGCTTGACGTTCCAGATTGAAGGCTTGAGCAAAGAAGATGTTTCAGACATCGTGGCAAGCTGCTTGCGCATGCAGGATGACATTGGCGCCATCAAGCAAACCACGCTTGGCGACATTTTGCTCGACCGTCCGAAGGAGCTTTACGTCGGTGGCCTTTTCATCTGCAACACCGACATGGAGTTCGGCTACAACGTTAAGCCAGAAAATCTTCGGCTAGAGCGCGATCGGCAGACGGTGAGCGGCTGGGAGCTGGCCGCGCTGACTTGCAACATGTGGTACGAGACCAAAGACTACGCGCGGATCGCGGACCTCATCGCGCAGGAATGCCCGGATCTGGAGTACGCCAAGTACGACTCGCCCGACATGGTGAAGGAGGCTTGCTACCAGCACTTCCGCGAGAAGCACCCCGGCGCTGTGATTGCCAAGACCGACATGGAGCTGAAGGCGCTGGTGGCGCAAGGCATGACGGTGTACGTTGGTGGAGGGGGCTACCACGCAACAGTCACGGGCTCGCGAGGCTACCGCGCGGAGAACCACCCTGCGCTGCGGGTCGAGCAGCCGCACGAAACGTTGCCGTTGTGGCTCACCCGCAACCGCAAAGCCATGCGCGGCTCAGCCATCGAGTCATTCAGGAAAGAGATCTTGCTTGGAAAAGCGGCAACCTGGAAGGTGTGATCATGGGCGGGCGCATTTACGG